GGGCGGATGATTGTTCACGGTCACCCCCTGCGTGTAGTCGTCTATGACCCAGGCCCCCGGGCCGGTCTGCGTGATGCGCATGCCGCACCCGCCCACGTCGTAGCTGAAGGACTTCGCGCCGTAGATGGTCACGTTACCCTCCTTGTCGATGGCGATCCTGACCGTGGAGCCGTTGGGGCCCGGGCCGTTCTCTCCGTCGTCCCTAAGGATCACGCCGTTGGGGCCGTTGATCTCTGTGGCCTCGGGGTCGTCCGCCGGCCTGAGCTCGCCGCCGCCCAGCGCCAGGAAGCCCACCGCGCTGAGGTTGCCCTGGGGGGCCATGGTGGCGGTACCGCCGCCCAGTCCCGAGACCCCTCCCAGGTAGACGTCGCAGGGCACGAGCATCCCCGGGTCGCCCGGCTGGATGGGGAAGCGCACGTACCTCGGGTAGAGGACTGGCACCGTCAGCTGGGGGAACTGCTGGACGGGGTCCTGGACGTCGATGTCCACGGTCACGACGGTCCCCGTGTCGTCCACGGAGGAGACCGTGCAGGGCAGGCTCTTCCCCAGCGTCTCCAGCGCGTGGTCTATCATCGCCTGCACGTAGTACTGCAGGTTCTTGATCAGCGGGCTCTTCTGGGAGTCGTCGGCCATCTACTTGGTGCCGCTGAGCTGGGGGTTGACTATGTAGGCATCTATCACCGTGACCCAGGCGTCCGCAGAGGCCTGCCGGAAGTGCCCCAGTTGGTGGAGGGACTGCACCTGGAACTTGCCCTGGAAGATGGAGCGGTTCCGGATGGGGGAGTTGGGCGTGGCCGCGGCCGGGGCGGTGACCACGTAGGGCGCGGCCAGCTTCTCGGGCAGGCGGAGGTAGTCCCCCACCGCCAGGTCTCCGCGCATGACCGTCTTGAAGTTTATGGTCACGGGGTCGATGAAGGTCGGCTGCCCGATCATGTCCTGGAAGGCGATGTCCCGCGGGTTGGACGCCGTCCAGTTAGTGAAGCCGTCCGAGGTATTGTCGAACACCAGGACCTTCTTTCCAGTGACGGTCACGGAGACGCCGCTGTTTGAGTAGGGCACGCCCGTGACGGTCTTGATACCGTTGAACTGTTGGCTCTTGGAGACCCTCTTGAGCCAGTTGGCGAAGGAGCTCAGCTTGCTGTAGGAGCCCTTCTGGTCGTAGTTGAAGACGAACTGGGGCGAGAGCTGGACCACTATCTCGTAGCCCGGGAGCGCCGTGGTCAGTGCCTGCTTGATGCCCTGGCTCATGGGCTGGTTGGCCGGGCAGTTGAGCTGGAAGTTCTTCTTGACCTGGCCCCCGCCGGTCGGGGGCTGGAGGATCATGTCCAGCCGCATGACGTTGCCCACCCAGGAGCCGAACGCCTGGTAGATCGTGCCGGAGAGGATCAGGCCTGCCTGGTTGTTCTGACTGGCCGCGGTGGCCAGGGGCAGGCCTGGCTTCATGCCGGCGCGCACCTCTATGCTCATGCCGTTGAGGTCGAAGGACTGGGCCAGCTCCTTGATGCCCACGCCCCAGACCGAGAGCCTGGAGCCGAACCAGGGCGTGTCGTAGGACGTGATGGGGAAGTCCATCTCCAGGTCGAGCGCGCCGGGGAGACTCTTGCCGTTCACGAAGCTGGTGAACGTGCTCTGGACGCCGGTCTGCTGCATGAACTGCGGCTGGACCAGGGCTCCCGTGTCAGGATTGGTGATCTTGATGTCGTAGTAGCGCATCCTACGGCGAGACCTCGAACTGCCTCGTGGGATCGCGGTAGACCAGGGTGCTCGTCTGGAAGTAGCCACCCGCCAGGTCGAGGTCCCAGCTCAGGGTGCCCAGCGCCGCGGAGGGGCCGGGGTCTCCGGCCAGCGGGTAGGAGAGGGTGCTGGGCCCCGTGATCAGGCAGGGGAACGTCCCGTTGTAGGCGGCGGGGGAGCAGTCCCGGACCGTCAGCTCGATAGTCTGGCCCACCGCGTAGCCGTGCGGCTGGGCGGTCACCACGCTGGCCGCCCCGGTGGCCCACGAGAGCCCCTGGATGGCCACGCCGGCCGGCGAGCCTACCAGGGAGCGGTAGAACACCATGGTCCCGTTGAGTGCGAACAGGGCCAGGTACCATCGCTGCCCGAACAGGAGGTAGGGCACTATCGCGGTGTAGGTGTTCCCGTCCAGGGTCGGCTGGAACTGGAAGTTGCTCTGTGCCGGGGGCTCGAAGTTGAAGTAGGTGGTCATGGGGCGGGCAGTGGGGAAACGGAGAACTGGCCCGGCGCGATGGCCGCGGCGTAGCCCGGGATGGCGGTGGTGCCGGCCGCCGCGGAGTTAGTCAGCGCGGGGGACAGGACCGTGCCGGCCAGGCCGGTGGTGGTGCCGCCCGCGGCCCCGATGCCGGACCAGGCCGGCGTCTGTCCGGGGAGCTGGAGGCTGCCGCTGATCTGGCTCATGAGGGAGCTCTGCGCGGCCTGGATGTCGCTCAAAGTGATCAGGGGCTGCTCGAAGTCGAAGGTCCAGGCATTCTGGGGCTGCCTGCTCCCACCCCCAGAGGTGTCCCTCAGCGCCCTCAGCACGCAGCTGGTGTAGACGTAGGAGGGCGTCATGACGATGTAGGTGCCGCCGCTCTGGTTGTGCAGGGAGAGCGCGGCCTGCAGGGCCTGGAAGACCGCCAGCTTGAGGAAGTAGCCGAGCGGCCCCTTGGCCGGCGTCGTCATCCTCATGGAGACCACCAGCGGCTGCTGGATGACTGCGTTAGCCGCGATGCCCTGGTTCCCGAAGGGGTAGCGCGCCAGGTCCTGGTTGATCAGCGTGGCCCCGGGCAGGGGGTCGAAGTTGGCGAAGAAGCCGTCCAGGTCCAGCGAGTCCGAGCCGCCCGACAGCAGGCCGAGCGGGAAGTTCAGCGCCTCCGTGATGGCGATGAGGGGTAGCATCTGACCCGGCATGACCTTGGCCAGGCCGCCGGTCAGGATGATCGGGGACAGCTGGAAGGCGAGCTTCCAGACCGCGAGACCGGCGCTGATGCTCACTGCAGGATACTCGGGCCGGGGGTGCCCACGCCGCTGACCCCGCCCGCGTTGGCGATGCTGGTCACGGCGCTGCCGCCAGTGTTGTTGTTGATAGTGACCTCCACTCCGGAGTTACGGAGGTAGTTGGCGGTCTCTCGGTAGGGATGGTCGCCGCTGCGGTTTGTCCAGTTGTCCAGCCCCGCGAGGCCGCCGCGACGATAGATGTCTACGGCCGCCGGACCGCCATTGTAGTCGGCGAGGATCTCGGCCTTATTGCCGTGGTACTTCTGATCCAGTTGAGAAAGGAGCTTCTGGGCCATCTCCTTGTTCTTGACCGGGTCGTAGCGGTCGTCTGGATCGTAGCCCAGGCCGCGGGCCGTCTCCGGCATGATCTGATAGACGCCCACCGCGCCGGCTGGAGACATGCGGCCGTCCGGCGTGCCCTCTAGGCGACGCACCAGGTCCAGCATGTCGGAGCCGGCGGCCGAACCGGACATGGTGCTGCCGGCCGGGGGCGTGTCCACGATGGGGGTGCCGTCGGGGAGGTACTTGACGCCCCCGTTGGAGGGGCTCAGCGGGTTGGTCTTGCCCCCCTTGCCGAACGACGACGAGGTGGAGTTGTGGTCATTCTTCATGGAGCCGTGGGTGGCGTCGGCGATGGCCGCGTTCTTGCGCTTCTCCTCCTCGCTCTCGGGCAGTAGCCCCAGCCAGCGCGCCCAGCTGACCATCTTCTTGGCCGCGTAGGAGATGCCGTCGGCCAGGTCCTTGATGTCCTGCTTGAAGGCCGGCTTGTTGACGTACTGCCCGAACTCGTGGAGCCCCTCGGCGACCCAGTGGACGCCGTCCTTGAAGCCCTGGCCCCCGATCAGCTGCTTGACCGCGTCGCTGAGGCCGTCGGCGAGCTGCTTCAGCTCTGGGGCCAGCGGCGAGAGGGCCTCTATGAAGGTGGACTTGATCTTGATGCCGGCCCCCTCCAGGGCCATGTCGAACTCCTGCATGTCCTTGAGGGCCTTGTCGCTCACGCCGAAGTCGGCCATGCGCTTCTTGTAGCCCTCGGCGTCCAGGTCCGCGTCCGAGGCGGTGCTCAGCCGCCGCATGGTCTCGATGTCCACGCCGAGCGCGCCCAGGCCCCGGCCCTGGATGACCCGTCCCCAGGTCTTGGGGTCGCTGGACTGCGCCAGTGCTCGGACCCGCTTGAGGACTTCTACGGACTCCTCGGCGGTGTCTCCGTGCTGCCCCGGGACCATCCCCAGGGCGTACATGGCCCGGGCCTCCTGCGAGCCCAGGTCGCCCTGGGCAGAGGAGACTCCTCGCACTATCCCGCTGGTGTCTGCGAAGCGTCCGTAGGTGAGGTCAAAGGCCCGCTTGGCCCCGTAGGACAGACCCAGGCCCGTGGCCTCTCGGCGCCCCGCGCCGGCCCCGGCCGCCAGTCTCTCGAAGCCCCAGACCGACCCGCCCAGCGCCAGTCCGGAGGTCAGGCTGAAGATGCCCGTCCACTTCTCCAGGGAGCGCGTGGCGGCGACGATGTTCCCCGCGATCGTCTTGGAGCTGCGGGCCATCGAGTCCCAGTAGAGGGCCGCCTTGCTGGAGTGCTGCTCGACCTTCTTGTTCTCGTTGGCGATGTCCCTCGCCATGTGCTGCTGGGCGAGCATCAGCGCAGCCATGGCCTTGAAGCCCTTGGCCATCGCCTCGTTCTCCTTGGCGACGTCGGCCCACATCTCGGGCTGCTTGGACAGCACCTCGTTGTAGCGGTCGAACTCCTTGGTGAACTCCTGGAGGTTCGACTGAACATCGAGCGAGACGATCTTCTTTACGACGGGCATGGGGACCTACCCTGTCAGGGTCCGCCGGAGGTTCTCCACGGAGCGTATCAGCTCTATGGTCGTCCGCTGGCGGAAGAGGTGGGGACTGGGGTAGGCCCAGTCCCTGAACTGACCGAAGTACTGCTCCCAGCCCGGCCCGGCGGCCCAGGCTAGACTAGCACTGACGACAGTGGGGTGTCCGAGCTCTCTTTCGTAGTCTCGGCCGGCGTCGACGTCGGCAAGGAAGCTGCGAATTCCGTAGCAGTCGATGACACGATTTGCGCGCTGTAGACGCGCATCATCGGGAATACGTACTGCTTCTGCTCCTTCCTGGTCTGCAACCACGAGACCGCAGTAAAAAAAGCGGCGTTGCTCATCACCTCCTTGTACTCCTCGGGGGTGATGACCTCCTGGCGCAGGGCCTCGGCGACGGGCATGGGCTGCCAGCCCCTCTGCGGGTCGAGGGCTATGATGGAGGTCAGGCGCTCGATCTCGTTGATCAGGCCCTTCTGGACCTCCTCCAGGGTGCCCTCGCGCTGGGCCAGCTGGCGGATTATCAGCAGCGCCACGCGGCCGGCCATGCCGACCCCGAAGTTCTTGCCGTAGACGGTGGTGATGACCTCCGCCAGGAGGAGGGCGTACCTCTCGTACGTCTCCTCCAGAATCGGGACCGAGTGCGCGTACAGCTTCCGCATGACGGGCTCCATCACTGGGCGCCCGTTTTCGAGGACGGGCTTGCCGTCCTCGAGCCTCGGCCTGACCTGGTCGGTCTCCTGCTCGATCTCGAGCACCAGGTTCATCTTCTTGTTGATCTTCGCTGCCATGCTTCTTCTCCTGCTACTACTGTAGTCCTACCCCTGGTCGTTCCGGCTACCCCGCGTTGAAGAGTGCCGAGTTGATCAGGTAGTAGCCGCCGATGGTGACCACGAACCCGGCGTCCTCGCCCGCGAACGAGAGCTCGCGGATGTTGCGGATGGCACAGTTGTTCACCGGGTAGATGGGCACGCCGCCCGAGGCCTGGGAGACGTCGGGGTAGACCTGGCCGTTGCCCAGGAACGTGTTGGTCTGGCGCTGCTTCTCGTACAGCGCCGCCAGGTTCTGCGTCTTGAGCAGGGCCATCGTGATTAGGATGGGCTGGTAGGGCTCGGGCGACTGGACCTGGCCGGTCATCGTGTTGATGAACGTGGTGGCCTCTCCGTCGAACGAGATGGAGATGCCGGCCTTGCCCAGGTATGGCGCGGTCACGTTGAGCTCCGGGTGGTCGGTCCAGTATACGGAGCCGAGTACCCGGTTCAGGTTGCCCTGTGGGACGAGAGGATTGCCGGGCATGGGTTAGCCTCCCTGGACCACGAACTGGTTGACGTTGAGGTTGACGATGATCTTGTCGAACCCGCGCAGCGGCGTCATGACGACCGAGAGGCCGCCGTAGAGGCCGGTCTTGTAGTTGCTCGGGTTGAGCGTGAGGTAGGAGATGAACGGCTGGGCGTTGACCACCGCCTGACCGTCGTAGACCCCTGCCTCCAGGTTGGCCAGGAACTGCGTCTGCGGCAGCCCGACCTGGTTGGGCGAGCCCAGGATGAGGCCGTAGGAGATGCCGTTGGCCAGCGTCCGCGCCGCCACGCCCGCCAGGCGGTTGATGCCGTCCTGGTTGTAGTAGAGCGGGTTGACCGGGTTGTTGCTGCCGTTGATCACGGCGTTGGCCAGGTCGAGGTTGAGGTTGATGGCCGCCCAGTCGATGGAGTACCAGAAGTTGAACGGGTTGCCGTCCAGGTTGTTGCCGCCGAAGAGGATGTCGAAGGAAACGCCCCCCTGGCTCCCGGTCCCCGCGTAGCTCCAGTTGGCCGTCGTGATGGCAGAGATGGTCGGTCCCATGCCGCGGGTCTGGAACGGCGTCACGCCGCTGAGCTCGCTGTACTCCAGCGGGGTCACCTTGTTGGTGCTGGAGGGCGCGTAGTTGAGCGTGGTGTAGAATACCGAGGCCAGGGAGTACTCCGTGGCCGGCACGCCCGCGCTGGCGTACAGGCTGGCCACCAGCGTGCCCTCTACCGAGATGGCCCCCGGGTCCGCCGCCACGTTGGCGATCAGCGTCATCCCGGTGGTGCCGGGCTGCGCGATGAACTGGCCGTTGTAGCCCGCGGGCGTGCAGCCCGTGACCGTGAACAGCTGCCCCGGGGCCACGCCGTGGTTCGTGGTGGTGGTCAGGGTGATCTGGCCGCCCGAGTAGGAGGCGTTGGTGAGGGTGTTCTGGCCCCAGGTGCCCGTCAGCGGGTTCTCGATCATCCCGAAGACGCACTTCATCGCCGAGTTGTACCTCTTGTAGTTCTGGAGGTTCGACGTGACGAAGAAGTAGGTCTTGGCGGTGTTGCTCTCGAACCCAGCCAGGAAGGCCAGGAAGGAGGGCACGCCGTCCCAGTCGCGCGGGACCAGGTAGGAGTAGAAGAACTGGTCGGAGTTGGCGATGAACGAGGCCAGCGCCGTCACGCCGGCCGCCGGCTCCCCCGCGCCGAGCTCCAGCACGTAGACCGGGTTCTGGGAGCCCTGGGCGAAGTAGCTGCCCACCATCGCCTGGAGGTCGCCCACGCCGCGGGCGGTGTAGGTGCCCGGGGTGGTGGCCGGGGAGGTCCCCGGGTTGGTCGACAGGTAGTAGGTGAAGGTGCTCGCCCCGGTGGAGATGGCGTTGACCGTGCCGTTGTAGGTGGTGGGGACGGCCCCGGCCACCGTGGTCACGAACGCCTCTCCCACCGCCACGCCGTGGGCGGCAGTGGCGGTGGCGGTGACCTGCCCGCCGTAGGCCGAGGACCAGGTCAGGGAGGTCAGGGTCAGCGGGGCGGGCAGCAGCGGCGTGAGGTCGCCCGCCTGCGTCAGGAGCGCGTCGTTCTGCGCCCCCAGGACGGTGCCCCCCTGGCTGAGGAGCGCCCCCGTCTTCTGCAGCGTGCTCGGCGTCGGGGGCGTCGAGATGCTGACGTTGACTACTACGATGGGGTTCGCCATAGAGGCTACCTCCTAGCTGGGGTGGAGGGGGCCTTCTTACTTGGTGAAGAAGGACACGCTGCCGGTGGTCAGGCCCGTGGTGACCACGCAGAGGCCGACCTGAAAGCCGACCGGGGCCGGCGGCACGAACTCGAAGGTGTTGGCGAGGTCGATCGGGCCGGCCAGCAGCGTGCCGGTGTTGTCGAGGCCGTCGTACACGGACATCGTGGCCCCGGACTGGCCCTTGTTGCAGGTCACCGAGGAGACCACGCCCGGGCCGCTCTTGACCAGGGTGGTGGTCGCGGTGTTGATGCAGGTCGACTTGACGGCCGGGGCGGTGACGATGGCGGCGTTGGCGTTCTGGGTCATGATCGGTTTCTCCTAGACTGACAGTTGTTGAACGTAGATTTCGTCGCCCTGCACCAGGCACTCTTCGATGACCTGGCGGGCGACGTTGCGGATGCTCTGCTGGTTGTAGCTGACCTGGAAGGTGATCCGCTTCTTCATGGCCAGGGTGAGCAGCTCGCTCTGGGCGGCCTTGACGTCGCGGACGGTCGGCGTGTTCATCAGGCCGAGCAGGCCCGTGTCCGTGCCGTAGGCTATGGCGGCGTCCTGGAAGGTCAGCGCCGCGTCGTTGGAGGCCCCGAAGAGCGTCACCCGGACGGTGTCCCGGGCCAGCTGGTAGTGCGATGCGGTCGGGCCCAGCGTGGGGACCGCCTGGATGACCTCCGTGTCCTCCTCGCCGATGTGGACCGCGCCGTAGGGAGGCGGCAGGTTCTGCGGCACCGCGAAGGAGGGGTACAGCGGGATGACCGGGAAGGGCAGCAGCACCGGGTAGGGCGGGGCGTAGGCGTTGATGGCCAGCCAGGCGGGCAGCGAGTTGGAGACCACCACCTGCCGCCCGTTGAAGTCCGCCGGGCTGTCTATCAGCTGGCTCTCCATCGTGGAGTAGACCGCGTCGCCCACGTAGTGCCAGAGCCCGGCCTGGCGGTAGAAGTTGGAGCGCGAAGAGAACGCGAAGCGGATGCGGTCGATCGTCGCGATGAAGAGGGTGTTGGGGCCCACTCGGTTGAGGCCCTGAACCTCCTGCTCAGAGGTGAAGGTCACGCGGTTGACCGCGTAGTTGGCCTCCTCGGTCTGGCTCATCCCGGTGGCGTAGTGCAGGGAGCCTCGGGCCTCCAGCGTGTTGTCCTCCACGCCCGCGGCGGCCGCGCCGTTGAAGGGGGCCGTGTTGAACGCCGCGGTGTTGAACGCCGCCCCCCGGACCAGCGCCGCGGGGGTCAGGAGGGGGGCGGCCACCCAGAACACGAAGCCGTCCACCGGCAGCACGAGTCGGTTGTACTGCTGGAAGACGACCGACTGGTTGGAGCTGATCGCCCTCTCGCCCTGGCGCAGGTCCGCGGCCAGGGGCGAGGCGGAGCCGATGGCCTCGTCGAGAGTGGGCAACGCCTACTCCTCCTTCTCGGCTTCCTCCTCGGCCGGCCGCGGGGGCCACACCGCCGGCCGCGGGCCCCGGTAGACCCAGCCGTGCGCGGCCAGGTACTCGGGGGAGAAGCCCAGGCGGTTGCCGGTGCCCAGGACGGGCAGCCAGCAGGAATTGGGGCCGGACCACTGCATGGCCACTCCGTGGCCGCCGTGGGGCGGGGTCAGCACGTGCCAGCTGCCGTCCGCCACGGGGGCGGGGGGCGTGGCGCGGGCCGGCGCGTGGGCGCAGCGGGCGGGCAGCGCGGGGCGCCCCACGTGGACGTAGCCGCGGCCGTGGCTGAAGACGTGGCAGCAGGGGTCCTGGTGGGCCTGCTCTCTGTTGACGTTGGTCATTGCTCTATCCAGACCTTGACCGAGGCCTGGTAGAGCCCCGTGTCTATGAAGGAGGGACGGCGCGGGTTGGAGCCCGCGTAGGGGTGGGCCAGCCGGTGGTTGACGCCGGCCAGCGCGGCCTGGGTCGGGACCGCCAGCGTGGGGCCCTTGAGGCTGGCCTGGTACTCGGCCTCTCTCGAGGAGAGGTAGTGCTTGAACCAGGCCTCTATCTCGGAGCAGGCCGGGGCGAATATCTCGGGGTTGGCCGGGCGGTTGTTGAGGACGTTGTCCAGGTCTCCCAGGACCGCCTCCACCAGGCTCTCCTCTATGCGGTCGCGGTAGGCCTCGAAGAAGGTCTCCATGACCGCGTAGTGGTCCTCCAGGTACTCCGCCACCTCTCCGGTGGTGATGCTCAGGGTGACCTTGCGGCGCTTCTTGAAGGGCTTGCCCTTCTTGGTCAGGTGCTCCTGCTCGTAGGCGTAGGGGACGTCGATGACCCCTATGTTGAGGGTCGTCACCCCCAGCAGCCGCGCGACAATCCCACGATGCCCGGCCCGTAGGACTGCGCGATGCCGAGGTACTGCCGGCCCCAGGGGGTCTGGAGGTTGGCCAGCTGGCTCACCGTGAGCTTCTTCGCCCAGTCGGGCACGTCGTAGCTGGCGGAGGTGCTCTCGTCGCTGGCCGAGGTGATGGCCCCGCTGACGAAGCCGTTGAGGTTGAACTGCTTGCGCGTCCAGGCCCAGTAGGCCATGGGCGGCTTGGAGCCCCTCACGGCCGGGGCGTCCGGGGCGTCCTGGGCGAAGTTGACCAGGCGGTCTCCCGCCAGGTTGTACACCGCCAGCGCGTAGGGCGACAGGGAGTCCGGCGTGCCCAGCGGGGGGACGGGTCCCCCCACGCTCCTGAGCGAGGGGTTGACGAACATCAGCGCCACGTTGTAGGACATCCCGATGACGGGGCTGTCGTCTGGGAGGACCGCTGGGGACACCCCCATGACCTTTCGGATGAACGGGTCTAGGTAGTAGGAGAGGTTGGGCTGACTCAAGGCCTGACCACCTGGATGGTCGCGCCCTGGCTGTTCTCCACGAACGCGATGTGGAAGTCGGCGCCGTCCTCGTCGCCCTGTGGACGGAAGACCTCGACGGTCTCGTCCGGGGCGCCCGCGGGCTTCTTGAGGAGGACGCGGGCCACTCCGTCGCCCGGCTCCACGCAGGCCTCGACGCACTCCACGTTGCGGGTGCGCCGGGTCCTCTCGTTGCGGAACTTGACGGTCAGCATGGCGCGCGCCTCCCCCGCTCAGGCCCGCTTCTGTCCGGGCCGGCCGCCCTTGCCGTCGGGGCGGACGATGACGCCCTCCTCGATGCGCTTCTCGCCGAGCTCGGACTGGGCCACCTGCTCGAACTCCACGCTGGTCTGCTTGGGGGCGATGAGGCTGGCGGCGTCGAGCACGGCCTGGCTCACGCCCACGGCCGCGGCCTGGCGGCGCGCGGTGCCCTGCTTGGCGTACACGCCGTTGTTGATGTTGCGCTGGCGACGGATGGCCTCCTGGGTCGGGGGCTGGTCCTCGCGGTAGATGTAGGGGACGACGAAAGGCTTGTTGCGGCTGACCTCGTCGTGCTTGGTCAGGCCGACCTTGCTCAGCTGGTCGATGATCGAGATAGCCTGGGCCCGGTGGAGGTCTCCGCCGATGGCGACGGTGCCGCCCGAGGGGATCTTCTCCTGGCGGTGCGAGCGGAAGCGGTCCGCCTCGTCATGGTTCCCGTCCTTGTCGAAGTCCAGGCGGTAGCAGACGATCTGGTCCTGCATGGTGCAGTTGGAGATGTAGAGCTTCATGTCCTTTGGTCCTTCTTCTACTTCTTCTGTGGGAGGGTGGTGCCGCCCCCGGCGTTGGCGCGCCGGAGGCGGGTCGTTTTCGCCCCGTTTTCGACTCGTTTCCGAGTCGCTAGTAGGCCATCGAGATGAGCAGCAGCGCCTGGTAGCGCGGGGCCCAGCCCGAGGAGATGCGCCACTCCATCATGAAGTGGGTCATGCCCATCGGCATCGGCGAGATGATCTCGGTCGGGGCCGCCTTGTCGCAGTACTGGGTCAGGCAGGCCGCCCAGTTGGGAGCGCCGCCGCCCCACACGTTGGTGTTGTGGCCGGTCGCGGCGGGGACCGCCACCTCCGGCATCGCGAGGATCACCAGGTCGGTGCCGCCCGAGCCCTTGCCGATCAGGGTATCGTCGTACACCCAGATCAGGTCGTCCCCGTTCTCCATCAAGATTTCCTTGACGGTGCCGCGGGTCGAGGCCGTGCCCGCCCCCTCGCGCTGGAACTGCGTCAGCTGCACTACGTTGTACTCGAACGAGCCGAGGATGCGCTGCGGACCGAGGATGGTGAAGCTGCGGCCGATGCCCAGCTGCAGGGTGGCGGTCTTGAGCGCCAGGATCTGCTGCGACAGGAAGAAGGCCATCTGGCCGTTGTCGTAGCTGCGGGCGGTGTCGTTGCCGAACGAGTCCGGCGGCAGGTTGATGGCCTGCGCGCCGGGCGCGTTGACCAGGCCCTCGCCCATCTCCGGGTGTAACCCGTAGAGGCAGGCCTCGCGGGCCAGCTGGTTGTTGCCCTGCCGCATGCCGTTGCGGTACTCCTCCACCACGGAGAGGCCCCAGCGGCCGCCGGCCGCCACGTCGTGGTGGTCGTACTGGTTGGCCACGCGGAGCAGGTAGGTCGGCGTGCTGATCATGGACGCGAGGATGTCCACGCTCGGGAGCTCGTTGAAGGCCGACTGGCCCGCGGCCACCCGGTTGCGGAGGTTGAGCTGCTTGGCGTAGACCAGCAGCGAGTCGCTCTCGAGCCGCGTCCGGAGCTGCCCGTCGGCGAGCAGCTCGATGAAGCCGGAGGCCTGCGTCTGCTGACGCAGGAACTCGGGCTCGATGAACGAGGGGTTGAGGGTGACGAAGCTAGCGGCTTGCAGAGACATGCTTTGGGTTCCCTATTGCTGTGCGGTTGCGGGGATGAAGGCTAGATCTGGATCACGGCCGCACAGCCGTCGTAGTTCCAGGTGGCGAAGCCGGTCACCGGGTCGTAGTTGACCACGATGTTGTCGTTCAGGCTGATCTCCAGCACCGAGCAGGGGAGCGCCACGGAGGCACCCGAGCCTAGGGTGAGGGAGCCGCCCGTGATGGTGGAGGCGCCCGCACCGGGCGTGCCCGCCAGGGTGACCTGGGTGCCCGCGACCGCCGTGGCGGTGTAGGTGCCGTCGAGCGAGGCGTAGGCCCCCGTGCCGGTCAGGCCCGAGAGGATCACCGAGTCGCCCGCGCTGAACGGGGCGGCCGCGGACATCGTCAGGACGATGACGCCCGTGGTGTTGTTGTAGGTGCCCGACGAGATGGTCAGGGTGCCCAGGTAAGGCACCAGGCGCTGGGCCACGAAGTCCCAGGAGACCGGGCCCGAGATCGGGCCGCCCTGCAGGGAGACCAGGTCGGGGTCGGCCGCCACCCAGATGCGGGCCTTGGAGCCCAGGGCGTAGGAGTTGACCAGGCCGCCGGCCGCGGTCAGCGGAACGGGGCTCTGCGGGGTGGTGACCGCCGCGTAGTTCTGGTCGAACACCGAGAAGCCCGCCAGCGCCTTGGAGCCGGTGAGGCCCGTGGCGCGGCCGACCTGGACGCCGAGCGCGGCGCTGGGGCCCGTCCCGCCGCCCGGGGAGGGCACGTTCTCGAAGATGCCCACGCCGCCCCACATGGGGAGGGTTTCCGCCGCGGCGAGGATGCCGCCGCGCAGGCGCCACACGGCGCTGGGGTCGGAGTAGGCCGTGCCCTGCCGCCCACCCACGCTGGTGGTGTTGAACAGGCCCTGGCCGTTGGTCGTCTTGTACGGGTTGAACTGCATTTAAGTCTCCGGAGTCCTTTGGGTTTCTGGTCTGGCCGAGGCCGCGGCTCTAGCCGCGGCGCGCGCCCGGGGTGGGGTTGATCCAGCGCACGCCGCGCTGGCCGACCGGGCCGGCCAGGGGCCGCATCCAGGCCGCGGTCTCCCCGTAGAACTCGTTGAAGGTGTGGCCGCCGTCCTGGCGCGAGCGCATGACGAGGGTGCCCTTGGCGATGTCCGTGGGGTTGCGGGCCGCGGTGATGGCGTCGGCGATGATGTCCGCCTCGGCCATCTCGAGCAGCGAGTCATTGACCGCGAGCAGGCCGATGTCCTTGTCCTTGTACTTCGACGAGTGCTTCTGGAGCTCGCGGAGACGCTGCATGCGGTACTCGTGCAGGGTCTGGCCGAGCAGCGGGGCCGGGGCCTGCCCGCCGTGCGCGCTGTAGGCGGAGTCGAAGCGGGCCTGGGCCTGCAGGAGCGCCGAGCGGCTCTCGTGGTTGTTGTTCCGCATGGCTCCCTCCACCTGGCCCTTGAGCTTGGCCAGCTCGTCGCGCAGGTCTGCGATGGTCTGCGCGTCCTTCTTGGCCTTCTTCTCCTCTTCCTCGGCGTCCTTCTTCTCCTTGGCCTCCTCCTCGGCCTTCTTGTCGATGTCCTCGGCGTCCTTCTTCTCCTTCTCCCAGGCCTCCTCGGCGTCCTTGCGGCGCCGCTTGGCGCTATCGGCGGCCATGTCCTCGGACTCGCCGGCCTCCATCATCGCGTCCTTGCACGCCTTCTCCGCGGCGTCCATCTTCTCCTTGTGCTCCTCCTCGCTCTCCTCGGAGTCCTTCTTGGGGAACTCGAAGGCGTCGGCCTTGGCCTTGGCGTCCTTGCGCTCCTTCTCCTCGGCCGCGTCGACGCGGGCCTTGAGCTGGGCCACGACGTCCTTGACGCCGACCAGGCCCTCGAGCAGCTTGTCCAGCTTGCCCTCGTCGCCCTTGGACACGCTGTCGGCACGGGCCAGGAGGGCCTCCGCCTCGGCCACGCGGGTCGCGTAGCCCGCCTCGGTCTCGCCCTCGATGCGCTTCAGTTGGATCTTCATCTCTCCGTCTCCGTCTGTTCTGGTGTGGATGTTCTCTACGCCTGTCGGATCACCGCCCTTGTCCCAGACGCCGCGCTCGCAGATAGCGAGGTGATCCAGCAGGCTGGGCTTTCCTTCTACTATGACCTGGGTGCCGCCCTCCAGCGTGAGCGTGGTGTTGTCGGCCCCCAGGAGGACCCCCGGGCTGGTGGACAGCTGCGTCTCGGTCAGGGCGCGCGCGGCGTCCTGGTCGTAGACGCGGGCGATGCCCCAGGGCTCCATCTCTCCGTTCTCGTCCGGGCGCAGGTAGGTGATCATGATCGCACCGATGCTGCGTTCGGCGTACTGCCGAGTGTTGAGGATGGCCTCCTCGGGGTGCATGATGATCACGGGCAGGCCCTGCGCTCGGCGCAGGAACTCCGGGCTGTTGTAGTCCTCGGGCCGGCGGTAGACCACCTCGGCCTTCTGGACGACCTTGCCCTCCGCGTTCTTCTTCTCGCCCCGGATGGCCGTGCCCACGCCGCTGATGCGCAGCGCGAACAGCCAGATGTTACCGTACTCCTGAGGGCTGACCAGCTCGCCGTCGCGGATGGCCTCGGCCACCTGGAGCTCGTCGTTCATCGTGAAGCGCCGCAGCGCCACCGCGCAGCCGGGGTGGAGGGGGGCCGGCGGGCTGCCGATGTCGGCCCAGGCGTAGCCCAGGTGCTCGTCGTTGAGCACCGGAGTGAAGTCCTCGGCGTCCCGGACCAGGAAGGTCGTGAAGTCCACCTGCTCGCCCTGGGGAGGCGTGACCAGCGGGCTGTCCTCCTGCGGACGCAGAGAGCGGGTCCAGAACTTGAGCTGGTCCTCCTTGGCCTTGAACCCGGTCTCCTCCTGGGTCTCCCGGATGGCCGTCTGCTGGGCGGTCTCCTCGCCCTCGCGCCGGCCGCCGGGGAAGGCCCACATCCCGGGGTAGTCCGAGCCCGGGCCGCGCTGCAGGAACAGCGCCTGGCCATGTTTGTTGAGGATGAGGAGGCCGGCCGCGCGAATCACTTACCCTTAGCCTCGTCCTGGGCCTTGTTGAAGCCCGAGGCCCAGTTGTAGGCCGCGTCGCTGCCCTCGCTGTAGGGATTAGCCTGGCGAGTCTTGCCGGCCTTGAACGCGGCAGCGCCCTCCTCGGCGTGCTTTCGGTTGTAGGCGACCGCGTCCTTCTTCCCCATCCGGTCGACCCGGCGGGCCACCTCGGCGATCTCTCCGACCACGGCGTCCATCTCGGCCACGCAGTCGTCGAGGGTGGCGTCCTTCTTGGAGCCAGACTCCATCTTCCTGATAGCAGCCTCGGCCTCAGCCTTCGTCTTGTACATCGCGTCGCCTGCATAGTCGCCGTTCTTGTCTGCGATGTACCAGGTGTGGGAGTGCCCTTCGCGGGCAAGGTCGGGGTTCTGCTTAGCCGTGTACTGGGCCGCGTCGTTCTTATTCGTCGCCATCAACTTCTCCACTTCCGTGCGGACCGCGCCCTCGTCCAGCGCACGGCTCAGGGGAATCTCGAAAACCTTGGTGCCCAGGGGGACCTTGACCTGGACCAGCCACTTGTCGGCGGTCTGCTTGAGGCCGGTGATCTGGCCTGCATCAGAGCGGGTGTCCTTCCACTCGACCCGGATCATCGGGCCGCCGCTCGTCAGGCCGACGGCAGAGGCCTGTCCCGAGCTCTCCGCCTTCTCGAGGACCTTGCCTTTGCGGCCGTCGAACATGTACGTCTTGCCCACCTGGAGGCTGTTGTACATGGACTGGCGGACGTTCATCCAGCTGGTCACGTCCCCGCGTGCCTCGGAGTAGGCGATGGCCACGGCCTGCTTCTCCGGTTTGCCGGCATGGCGCTCGGTAGCGATGTTCTTGGAGATCGTAGCCTGGGAGGAGCCGGACAGGAGGGGCATCAGAGACTCCTGATCACGCCGATCAGGATGATGGCGAGCAGGGAGCAGAACATGGTCCGGGTGACCAGGTCCGCGCGCCGCCAGAGCCGGATCACGACAGCGCCAGCATGTTGGTGGCCGTAGTCCCCGAGGTGTTGATCTCGGAGAAAGCCACCGGGAACACGCCGACCGGCACCGCCTTGAACAGGACCGCGTTGTCCTGCCCGGCGGGGACGCCGGTGATGTCCCCCGAGACGCCCACGTAGATCGCGGTGCAGGAGAACGGGGTGTCCAGCACCACCGCGGCCGCGCGACCGAAGTTGGAGACTGGGCTGGGGATGAACGGCAGCTTAGCCATGGGCGGCCCTCTTGCGTGCGGCGTTCTCCAGGAACTCCTCGCCCTTGGGCGTGAGGTAGTCCCTGGGCAACTGCCGGATGTTGTACAGGTACTGGTAGAAGCAGCGGCAGAACGGCTCCTCGGCCGGCTGCGTCATCTCGTCGGTGCACTTGGCCGCGCCCTTCCTGACGTAGCCCTCCTTGATCGCCCAGCTGTCGCGGACGAGGTAGGGGGCCCTGAGCGACTCGATCTCGCGGTCCTTGTGGTCCTCACGATAATCATAATTGGCTTGATGCCAGTGCGACTTCCAGACCGCGGCGATGGCGTTGCCCTGCTGGGCGAGCACCGCGTTGATGGACGAGACCAGCTTGTGGCCCTGGTCCGTCAGCACCCGGCGCTCCTCGAAGCGGAGGCCTGCGATACCCTTCTTGACGCCCTCGCGGACCTCTCGCTTCTTGACCGCGTCGCTGCCCCCGGCGGGGATGCTCGTGGCCCAGCCCGCGAACCGCTGCTGCATCTTGAGGACCACGGAGTCCTTGTTGAGCCTGATCAGGTTCAGGCTCGCCATGATCCTCTTGTCGAGCTCGGCCCTCAGGTAGGGCTTGATGCGCTCCAGCGTGAAGCGCGGGACGCCGGGGTGGTACCGCAGGACGCGGGCCTTCTCCACCATGTCGTTATACAGCCCGATCAGCCCCTTCTCCAGCATAGCCCTCATCTGGGCCTCTGGGGTGAAGGAGCGCCGGGCGGCCTCCGCGAGCAGTCTCTCCCACTCGGTGATCTGCTCGGGACTGAGGTAGCCCCGGTCCTCCAGGTCCTGCATGGCCGCGGCCAGGACCTGGCTGAAGGTGGGCTCGGCCACTAGGAGACGAAGTTGTCTATCTTGCGGATCGTGACCTGGAAGGTGGTCTCGTCGTCGAAGATGTTGACCTGGGCCACGGCGAGGGAGGGCAGGCCCTCCAGGATCTTGGCGAGGGCCGTCGAGACCTCCGTCTTGGCCGGCAGCTCGGAGGCCTCTAGGAACTCCAGGGCGAGCGGGCCGACCTTGCTGACCAGGCCGATGCGGTTGAACTGAGTGGCGGGCATGTGGCTCTCCTTACTGGTGGCCGCGCAGGCGGCCGTCGGGGGTGACGGCCAGCCTTCCCGCGGCGATGCGGGCGGCCCGGCGCTGGGCCGAGCTGAGCTTGGTGGACTTACTCTCGGGCTGGGCCGAGAGGCGCCGGGGGTCCAGAGGCAGCTGGGCGAACATGAGCGTGGCGGCGAGCGCCTTGCCCGAGCGGGCCTCCATCAGGGGCGGCCTCTTGACCACGTCGGGTGTCACGCGCGCCCCGCGGGGCATGTCCATGACAGCCTCGGGGTCGTAGCGCAGGCCGTCGGGGCGCTGGTACAGGCCCAGGGCGAGGATCTCCTCGTGGGTGTGCTCGGGCCAAACCGCGCGGGGTGGCACCTCCTGATTGTCGTACGCGGCCCGGACTTCCTCCAGGTGCTTCGTGTCTGTCATCTGCTCCTCCTTCTCTACTCTCTAATGCCGGACCTGGCCTGGCGCATCCTCCGGTAGGCGATGAGCCAGTTGTCCATGAACGCCTCGTAGGAGCCGATCACCCGCGCCCGGGCGGCCTCGGCGGCCCCCTCGTCGCCCACCAGGCAGGCGGCCTGGAACTCGTTGAGGCCCTCGCAGGCGGCCTGCTGGCAGTTGGTCGCCAGCCGGAAGCTCTCCTGGATGTCCTCGACCAGGCTCACGCGGCGTCCCTCTGGGGGCGGGCCTTGATCATGCGCAGGACGGAGGCCTTGAACTCCTCCATGGCGTCGTTCTTGGGCAGGCCCTCGGGCTGGGGCTGGAAGTCCGGGGCCTCCTGCTTGACCAGGCCCTCCTCCAGGTTGAGCTCCAGGTCGTGGCCGCCGAACAGCAGCTTCATCTCGTTGATGTTCTGCTGGACGAACTGGAGGAGCTCCCTCTGGTTCTCCTCGCCGAACTTGTCCAGCAGCACCTCGAGCAGGGCGATGAGCGCGCGCAGCCGGACGTCGTCCACCTTGACCAGCTCGCTCGGGGGCTCGCTGAGGTAGTTGGGCCAGGAGCACTCGAAGCTGTTCTTCCACTCGTAGAAGGCCTCCTCGTAGGGCACGCCGCCGTACTCGGCCGGGAACATCTTCTGCACCAGCTTGTAGAACTCCGGGTTGACCGCCCGGTGGAAGCAGATGTTCTCCATGAACGTGTAGAGAGGGTTGAGGTCCTCCCGGATGCCGTCGATGTAGCGGGCCACCATCTTGGCGTCCTCGCTACCCTCGCCGAAGCCCTTCGCGAAGGTCTCGTCGTTGAGCAGGATGGCGGGCATAGGGACCGCCGAGGCGGTGTTCTGGAGGCAGTTCTTGCGGGCCAGCTCGTAGGGGCCCTGCAGGTTCTGGAAGTTGAGGGTCTCGATCTCCTCGTCGGGGGAGATGCTCAGCACGTCGGAGGTGCGGGCCTCGCCGATCAGGCTCCGCTTGAGGCCATACATCCACTGCATCGCGTTGTCGATCACGGAGCCGGGCTGCTGCAGCTTGGCCACGATCACGCCGGACTTAACGATGATCAGGTCGTCCGTCCGCATGCTCTGCAGGAAGGTCTTCATCGGGTAGATCGCGCGCTGGAACACGCTGCGGCCCGTGAACCCGAAGGTCGAGGACTGGTAGTCGATGTAGATGGGGGCCTCGTTCATCACGATGCACACCCGGTTGCGGTTGAACAGCTTGCCCGAGACCCGGATGGTCACCGGGTGCTGGAAGTCCATGCTGAGCGGGTCCTGGTTGAGAACCAGGCTGCCCGCCGTGTTCAGGGGGTCCATCGTGTTGAAGCTGATCTGCTTCTTCCACAGGTCCCTCAGGTTGAGGGGCTCCCTGGGCTCCTCGTCCTGGATCATGGTGGCCAGCGCGCCGATGCCGTAGATGCGGGCGTGACGCGCGGCGTTGCGGATGACCTTGTCGGACCCCATCTTCTTCCACTCGCGGAGGTAGGCCGCCTTGACCATGTCCGGCGCGGTGGGGATGGCGACCTCGCGCGGCTGGCTCTGGGCCATCTCGAGAGGCTTGTCGACGATCTTGCGCCCCCAGGGGTGCTGGAGGTAGAGGGTCTTGCAGAGCTGGTAGGAGGGCCCGTAGCCCGGGCGGATGCCCTCGTTGTCCCCGAGCAGGGTCATCAGCTCGGAGCTCATAGCAGAGCCGTTGAGGGAGACCACGCTCACTTAGGGCGCCCCGAGTAGTGGCAGAGGAAGGCCAGGGCTGCCATAACGCAGGACCCCGAGAAGACGATGAACCACCAGTACTCGTCCACTTCAGGCCTCCCCGGCCGGCGGCGCGCGGCGGAGGTCTTGGATCATGCGGTCGGTGGCCACCGCGTGGGCCCAGGGGTAGAGCATGGCGCGCGGGGCCCGGGCCACCTCTGCGGCGACCTGGCTCTCCCGGGCGGCGAACACCGTGCCACAGGAGAAGCCGACGAGGGTCATCTTGTCGAACAGGCTCGGGGGCATGGGTGCCTCCTGTGATGGGGTCCGGGGGTGTTACCCGCGAGGAGAGCTCGCACCAGGATGGCCCCGTGAGGCGTTGGCGGTCCTGCGTGCAGGCCGTGCGCGACGGTTGGGGCTCGGGTTGGGATGCGGTCTTCTAGCGCCCGTTAGGGCCCGGATTTTGTGCAGGCCGGAGGGTCTCTTAGCTCGATAGTCCGAGCCGCCGCTCGCGCGGGTCCAGTGGCCCTCCGGCCGACGTGCGCCCAGGGTCTCCCCCGGGTGCCTGGCTACCTCTGAACACGATGACGGCGGGGAGCATCCCTTTTAGTGAGAACCCTCTCCACCGCCGCTTGACCCGGACTCCGCGTTGGCGGCCGGGCTCGTTCCTATTCAGCCTTCCCCAGCAGGGGTGGGAAGCCCTTCAGGCTGATCGGCATGCGCCCAGAGCCGCCGCGGCCGGCCATCAGCAGCGCCTTGGGCGGCTCGGGGACCATGCGGGTGACCACGTGCCGGCGCGCCATGACGGGCTCGGGCAGGGCCGCCCCCGGCGGCGGAGGGGGCGGGACCGGCGCGGGGGCGGCCATCCGGCGGCCCGGACGCCTGATCCGCACCCGCATCCTCTTGAGGACCGCCAGGACCGCCTGTCGCGAGCAGCCGATGATCGGGGCGATGGCCTCGTGGCTCTTGAACTCCTGGGTGTAGAGCCTGACGATCTGGGCCTTCTCCTCGTCGGTGAAGTTCTTGCGGCGACGGCTGGGGGCCACGTATCCCTGGAGCTTGAGCACCCGGTCGATCGCCGGGCGCGTGCATCCGTAGGTCCGCGCGATGGTGCTGGTCTCCTCGCCGGCCAGTCGGCGGCGCAGCACCTCGGGGTAGTCCGCGCGGGGTATCTTGACGTTGCCGATCATCTACGTTCCTGAATTCTCAAGCGGTCCAACAGGGCCCGGGCACGCCCGCCGCTAGCGGAGCGGGCTCATCCCGAGTCCTGAGCGACTGGTTAGCCGGTAAGGCCGCTTCATAACCCGGCGCGTCGCTTTTCCGCGCCCCTCTCGGGAGCTAGCAGTTCCCTGCCCAGGCGCGGCCGGGCCCCTATAGCGCGTCAGATGCCTTGCGTCAAGCTAGAAACCCCACTTGGACAACTCTGGGCACTGCGAGGTGTCGTACACGAGCCACTCTCCGGGCCGGAGGGCCTCCCCGTCGCAGGGGCGGACGTCGTAGCCGCCGGCCGGGTCCCTCACCAGGTCGCAGGAGCGGGCAGTGACCGGGTCGGGCGGCACCTGGGGCTCGGTCAGGACCACTTCCTGACGCTCCGTGATGGGGTGGGGGAAGAACTCGTCCGGAGTCTTCGTGAACTGCAGCATCAGAACCCCTTGGTGTTGCCGAACGCCAGCGCCACGCCGTAGCACATGCAGTCGAACATCTCGTCCTCGTCCTCCGGCGTGCCCTTCTTCATGCGGTAGTTGGTCGCCTGGTAGAAGAAGTGGTTGCGCACCCGGCCGTTGAACGCGCAGGTGTGGTCGAAGGCCGGCTGGCTGACCTTGAACAACCCCTGGCTGATGTAGCCGGACACCGACAGTGCGCGGCCGTCCTTGCCCAGGGCCGTGAGCTCGCTGGGGACGGGCTTGACCCGCCAGCCCTTGCGCTGGGCGTGCTGGATGAGCGCGACGCCGGAGTCCTTGTCCTCCACGTAGCAGTAGGTCCAGCCCCCGCGGGGCTTGACGATCTTCGCCAGCTCCTCGCCGCGGCGCAGGATGCCCGGCATCCACGCGGTCAGCAGGTCGGCCGATATCTTGTCGTAGGCCCACTCCAGGGCCACCAGCGAGGGCTTGGGGTAGCGGGTGTAGGCATAGTAGACCACGCCGGTGCCGTCGTGCTTCTTCTCCGTCTTGGAGGCGGTGTCCGCCACCGCGTAGACCGCGTCGCACACCCGGGGCCACTCGGCCGGCCGGTGCTCTACGCGGGGGACCAGGTCGCCCTTGCCGTCCGGCACCAGCTCGTTGGTGGGGCGCGGTACGAGGAACTTCTCCTCCGCGAAGTAGTACGAGCCCGCGCGGGCCTTGGCCCGCTGGTTGTACTGGGTGTCCCAGGCGAAGTCGGACGTGATCTTGAGCGCCGCGCACTTGGCGGCGTCCCAACGCTGGGGGAACAGCAGCTCGCCGTCCTCGCGGCGGGGGTCCTCGTAGTAGGGCGTCTTGACGACCAGGGAGCGCGTGTACTCCATGGGGAGGACCAGCTTGACCCACTTGTCGCCGCCCTGGGCCTCGATCTCCTCGGCCACGCCGCACAGGTCGTCGGTGGCCAGCCGGTGCATCATCAGGACCATGAGGTCCTTCATCGGGTCGTTGAGGCGGCTCTGGGCCGACTCCTTGAAGATGCGGGTGGTGGTCTCTTTCTCCGCGGCGGACTCGGCCTGCTCCGTGGAGTGCGGGTCGTCGATCAGCAGCCGGTTGCCGCGGCCCGCGGTCAGTCGCGAGATGGGGACCGCCTTGCGGCCGCCCTTGTAGGTGTTCTCGAACTCCTCCTCGGCGAAGGAGGTCAGCTCCACCTGGGGCCAGTGCTCCTGGTACCAGTCGCTGAGCACCAGGTCGCGGTGCTTGCGGGAGTCGCGCCGGGCGTAGCCGGCCTCGTAGGAAGTGGTGAAGTAGCGCAGGCCTGGGCTGAGCATGGGCCCCCACTCCCAGGCGGGGAACATCACGGAGACGCTCAGGCTCTTCATCGTGCCCGGCGGCTGGTTGATCATCAGCCGAGTGATCTCTCCTCGGTGGGCCGCCTCCAGGTGCTCTGCGATGGCGTCGATGTGCCAGTTGTGAAAGTACTTGGCGGAGGGCTCCGGCACGTGCCAGGCCCTGCGGACGAAGGTGGAGAACCGCTTGCAGGACTCCATGACCTCGAGGCGCTTGTCCTCAATGTAGGCCCGGTTTTGCTCCCTTATCTTCTTCAGCCTCATCATCCCGTCGCGCAGCAGAGTTAGCTTCTGCTCCCGCGACAGCGAGCTCAAGTCGCTTGAGGGCAAGGTCCAGCTTGTCAGTGTTCATCTCCTCGAACACCAGCGCCTCGCCGTTGGCGTTGCCGTGGTGAAGGGGCTGGGCCGCCTTGCCGATGCCGCGGTCCAGGATCTGGTTGGCGGCGTAGGCCCTGCTGGCCATCGGCTGCTCCACGTCCATGAGGACCGCGGCGAAGAACTGGATGGCGTCCCCGCCGTACTTGCGCGCTATGGCGCGGATCTCCTCTGGCGTGAGGCCAGGCAGGGTGGGGTCCAGGGTGATGACCCGTCCGACCTGGCCCTCTGGGGTGCGGGCAGGCTTGGTGGTGACGCCCTTGGCGACCTGCCGTGCGCCCTTCTCGGGAGCCGTGGTCTTGATGATGAGGTTCTTGGAGCCCTGGGCGCCCTTGGGTCGGCCGGCGCCGGGGCGCTTGCCCCCTCGCCCCTTGCCGCCGCTGTGAACCATGTTGGCCGCCTGGGCCGGGGTCTTGATCATCTTTGATTACGATTTCAAACTGAAATCAAACTTTGATTTCGCGTCAGCCGACCAGCTCCACGTCCGACCTCTGCACCTGGACCGGCCGGCGGCCCCCCAGCATGCTCAGCAGGACGGTGACGCGCTCGTCGTTGGACCACTCCACGGGGGCCTCGAAGCCCTCGAACGCCCCCTGGGTGATCTTCACCGTGCCCCCCACTGGGATGAGTTTGGAGACGGCCGCGTCCACGTGGCGCGCCTCCATGAGCCCGGAGCCCGAGCACTTCCCGATGAGCACGTCCATCATGCGCTGGTCCACGGGGGAGGGCACCTCGCTGGTCTCGGGCAGGAGGCGCCGCACGCCGCGGGTGTTGTTGACCCGCTGCCAGCCCTCTCGCTCGGTGTCCAGGTTGACGAATATGTAGCCCCGGATGTAGGGCACCTCCGTGGTGACTCGCCGGCCCTGCTGGACCCGGGACACCGCGCAGCGCGGGTTGAATGCCTGGAACCCCTGCCGGGACAGCTGGTCCTCGGCGGTGAACTCGGCGAGCGGCTTGACCGCCGCGACGCGCCATGCGTACATCCGTGTGTGGTCTCCCCCGAGTCCTGGGCAGGACTACCGTCTCTAGCTGGAGCTAGATTTCTCTCCCGCGAGTCGTAGAGGCCCGTGCCATCCGCGCTCCGCTCCCCCTGGTAGGGCCCCCCACCCGCCACGTGCTCGGCTGGTGGGGAGGCCCTGAGGCGGGGGGAAGTCTGCCCTGTGGATCCACCTCCGCTCGCCTGGGTCCGTGGGCACCGAGTCCTAGTCCCCGAGGGGATTAGACCGCTTGCGTCAGGTTCCCAAGGGCTGAGGGAGGCTTCACCGAGCCCCCTCTCTAGCGCGGCCCGAACGGGAAGTCAAGCGCGAAGTTTCCCCCGCCGTAAAAATTCTCTACGGACCCATCCACTGGCCCTCGTACCAGGCCGAAAGCGCGCGGTACAGCGCCTGCGGCTCGGCCGGGAGCTCCGCCACCTCCGAGAGCTCCCGCACCGTGGCCCCGTGGGCGTAGCGCATCACGAACGGCCTCCAGGACCGCGCCCCAGTCCTCACCCCGGCCACGAACGCCGTGATGACTTGCCGGTGGGCCGCGCGGGCGTGCCACTCCCTCTGGCTGTCCTCTATGCCGCTGAGCGCCAGCCGGGTGCCCCCGGCCCCCAGGGTGGCCACCTTGAGCTCGCAGGGTAGGAGCACCCTCAGACTCCTCCGGGAAGAAGGGTTCATACCCGTCATCTCGGACACTGATAGCACCACTCCTAGCGTCAGGTCCGGGGCCCCCGAGCCCGACCCCCAGCCCCGCCGCCGGGCCGACCCTCGACCCACCGGCTCCCGCCCGTCCACCCAGCCGGGCCAGCCGCCCCGCAGCCAGTCCCTGAAGTCCGACTCCTCGCTCACGACTCCACCGTCCCGCTCATGACGATGCCGAGGGCCTGCCAGAGCTCCGTGGTGGTCAGCTCTGGGAACAGGACCCACTCGTCCTTGAACGAGCCGCCAAACGCCCGGCAGAGCACGAGCTTGACCGCCCTGCGCTCGTCCCTGGTCCAAGAGTTTTCTCCGTACAGTCCGGTGAGCGAGAACCTCACCCATCCCTTGGGCATCTTGCGGTTTCTCGCCGACGCCCTGCTCATCCTCACGCGGCTGTCCGGACACTTCCGCATCAACTCCGTCAGTGCCACCGCTGCTTGGACGCAGCGCAGCCTGTGCAGGGTCCTGTTACCCACCCTCGTCATCGTGCCGTCAGTCATCCATCGTCTCCTCGGTAGAAAGCCTAGAAAATTAGCCCGGACGTATCCGCCCCTCGAGCCCCCTTAAGGGGGAGGCTCGCTAGGGGCGGAAACATCCTCCTGTCCGGCCGTATCCGCCCCGCCATACGAAAGGGATACGGGGCGGATACTTTTAATTTGATTACTGCGCCCCGTAAGGTATTGCAGAACCAGTTCAATTTGATTTAAAGTATCCGCCCCTTTCCCGCGGGGCGGATACGCCTCTGGGTTTTTACGGGCAACCCACGTTTTCTGACCGATTCCGTAGAAGCCACGTTTTGCTGGCGGGGCGGATACCCGCGAATAAGGCGCAATCCGGGCGAGGTACGTTCTTGGCTCGTTTTGCAGCATTATCCAACAGCGTGCTCCGGGCTCGCAAAAGTATCCGCCCCCGAATGAGGGGCGGATACTCCTCGGCCGCCCCGGACAGGGTGTAGAGCAGGCCGACGAGCAGCCCCAGGACCACCCCTGCGGCCGCCCAGCACCACAGCGTGCGGGCGGGGTTCACGAGGGGTCTCCCGGCGGGGCTGGGGCCCTGCCTTCGCTCTCCAGGAGGGCGCGCAGGGCCGCCCTCGTGAGGGTTATCGAGACGGCCTGGTCGCCCTCCTTCTCGCACCTCTCCAGAGCCCTGCGGAGGTACCCCCACGCCCGGTCGGCGACGTCCCGGGTCACGGGTCACGGGTCACGGGGTCCTCGGGCCGGTGCTCCACGGCCCAGGGCGTGACTAGGGAGTCCGGGCAGAGCTCGTCCGGTCCGTGATGAGGCCGCTCCTCCGGCCAGTACCGCGCCTCGGTACGGAGGTGCTCCCCGGTGGCGAGGAGGTAGGTTCCCTCGTGCCGCGTCTTGTAGTACAGGACGCCCCTGTACTCGAACAGCCCGTGGCCGCGGGGGAGCCGGTCGAACCGGCAGGCCGCGCCCTTCAGGAGCCTCATCGGTCGGTCCCTCCCAGTGGGTCGAAGGCCTCGCCCAGGAGCTCCTCCAGCTCCCTGATCGAGGCCTTGCCGCGGAACAGCGCCAGGGTGTCGCGTCCCGAGCGCCGTCCCACGGAGGGGTCCAGCAGGTGGTCCGTCCACATGTCTCGGAGCACCCTGAGGAGCCGCTCCCGGACCGCCGCGCCGGGCTCCCCCGGGCTCGCGCTCCGCGACTCCTCGATGCCCTTGAGAACTCCCCTCAGCGCGTCGGCGGCCTCCAGGACGTCGTCCGGGTGGACGAAGTGAGAGGCCGGGCTCAGGTTGGGGCGCCCCTCCACGAAGCAGGGCTTGTGGAGGTCGAGCAGCCACTGGCACACCCGTGAGAGGCGCTCCCTCCGCACGGGCTGGTCGGCCACTGGGTCCTTCCCCCTCGGCCGAGTGTTGGACCAGGCCTCGGTTATGATGGCGCCGGCTTCCTCTGCCGAGCAATCCAGAAGGCTCCTCGGCTTCGCGCGATCCTGGGCGCCGTCCTTGGTCCTCAGACCCTTGCCGGCCGTGCCGCGCCAGCGTCCCCACCAGTCGGCCCAGGCCTCCCCCTCGGTCCGCCAGCCCTCCGTCCTGTGGTCGCAGTTCGGGCAGCGGACGAAGAAGATGCACCCCACCGTGCCGAGCGTCACGCCCCTCTGGAGCTCCGGACGGCTCTCCGGGCAGCAGGAGAGCGGGAGGTCGCGGGCGAACCTGACCCCTTCCTCGGAGACGAGCTTGACCTCGGGCTGGTCTGCCGCTCGGGCCTGTGTGCCGTCCGGCGTAGGGGTCCCGCGCCTGCGCGGCTGCCAGACCTCCCGGCTGAACCGCGCCATGTCGGCCGCGCACGAGAAGGCCTCGTTGACCATCTCGCCGTCTTCCTTGGGCCGGAGACCAGCCTCTATGTCGGAGCGTCGACTCCGGGCCCAGGCCCTCACGAGGTCGGCGGCGCGGGGGTCCCGGCCCAGCAGGACGAACATCGGCTCGTCGGGCTCGGCATTGCGGTGGCAGTCGAACTGCCCGGGGTTGTTCTTCGTGCCCATCAGGCGTCCTCCTCCACGTGCAGGGTGGCGCGCAGCCTCTTCGTGAGGCGGTCCAGGTTCATGCTGACCAAGGCCCCGTCCTTGACCCGGATGACCGTCGAGGTAGTCCCGTCGGCGACCGCGCGGGTCTTCAGGTAGACCGTGCGAGGATCCAGGTAGATCGTGCGATTGGGGTCCGTGTCGAGGGGCAGCCTGAAGCACGCCCCCGGCTCCAGTTCCTTGAGGGTGACGGCCCCCTCCTCGTCGTTCTTGCTCCACTCCACGTCCATCTTCTTCTCCTTCTTCTCTGATAATCAAACGACGTGTTTTGAATTCTTTGAAATCAGCGGTAGAGCCGGCGGTCGCGTTCCCTGCGACGGCGCTCGGCGCGGTTGCGCGGGGGTGGCTCGGGCTCCGGGAGCGCCTCGATCATCTGCCGAGCGACCTCCTCCATGTTCGGCACCGGCGTGGCATCCAGCGGCTCGGGGACCCCGGGCAGCGCGACGGGCGTGATCCCGAGCAGCGTGTAGGCCTCCCGCAGCAGCCTGATGGAGTGGCCCGCGACGCCGACCACCACCACGACGCTGTCCTCGGCGGGGTCGTCCCAGGTGACCGGCTCGTCCGCGATGATGAATGTCTTGGTCACGTGAGTCCTCTATGCTATGCGCTATCGATCGGGGCAATCGGTGGTCTACATGACGGCCTCCCGGGCTGCGACTCAGTCAACTCTGTCGCCGAGTATGTAGTCAACCCTATAGCGCGGATCGGCCCGCGGGTCAAGGGTCTTACGGGACGAAGCACCACCCGGGCGCTGTACGGCGTGTTCCACGACCGATCCTTCTCCTCCACGCGGAACTCGCCTCTCAATTCCGGCACGCCCGTGAAGGTCAGCCGCTGGCCTACTTCGACATCGTGGTAGCCGATCTCTATGACGGGCCAGTCGCGCCGACGCCTGCGCGCCCTCTGCTTCCTGCGACGCGCCTTGTTCACTCGCTCCTCCACTGCTCGGGGTCGAGTCCGTCCAGCACACCTAGCTCTAGGAACATCCTCTCGTAGTTCTTCGCCTGAGTTCGGATCATGTTCCTGCCGACCTCGTTATCGGGGATGCTATAGGTTGTATCGATCCGGAGTATCCTCTCCTTAACGAGCGCTTCCAGGACCGGGCGGCGCAGGTGGGGAGGTAGCCTGTGAAGAACGCAGACGTCCCTCATCAACTGTTCGTCCAGGAAACGCGCCTTCTCGTCTACCTCGAGGTGGGCTGTCATGATGGCACGGTGTCTGTCCAGAAAATTCATTTCTTCCCCATCCCAAATGTAGGTTTCTTGAAGAGGTAGAAGTGCTCCTCCTCGGCCGGGCGGTAGGCCTCCACCAGCGCGGCCACCAGCTCGCCGCGCACCTCGGAGCTCCTCTTGCCCATCATCACGTCCTCCAGGGACCAGCGCGCGTAGCCCGGGGGCGGCTGGGCGCGGCCGGCGGTGCGCGCCACCGCCAGGCCCTCGCCCTCGCAGGACTCCAGCGCGCGCTTGGCGCGGGTCATCATCACCATCATCCGTGCCCGGAGGTCGTCCTCCTGGCGGGCAGAGCGCGCCCTCTGCCTCTGCTCGCGGCGCTCCTCCGGCGTGACGGCCTGCATCAGGCTGACCGTCCGGTACAGGGCCGTCTGGCGCTGCCCCCAGGGCGTGTCTATCGCCTCCTCGCTGACCTGCGTGTGGACCTCGTACAGAGACGTGGTGGGCTCGAAGCGTCGCTTGCCCAGCGAGACGAAGCGCGTGGTGGGCGGGGGGTCATCGGGGTCCTGCTTGGGCGGCAGCGCCACGAATATCTCTCCCGTGGTGTCGGCGGCCCAGGCCCCCGCGCCGCGGGCCGACAGGTCCTCGCCCTCGGAGAACTTGAGGGCCTTGGCCACGTGCATGGTGGCCCAGAGGCTGGCGTCGCCTATGCCCGCCCGCAGCGCGGCAACCGCGGCGGACACCTCGCTGTTGGCGTTCTCGTCGGAGAGGGCCACGGTGGCCGGGACGGTGTCCAGGACCACCAGCGGCGTGGGGGAGTACCCGTCCGCCTCCTGGCGGTAGCCCTCGGCCTCGTCCGCCCTCATCAGGTCGAGCAGGGTCTTGCGCCAGACCGCGGCCTCCGCGCGCTTGGCGGGGATCAGCTTGAACCAGCGGTCGAACTCGGAGTGGGCGGCCCCGATCTGCCCCGCCAGCTTCATGCCGCGGATGATGCGCTGGCACTGGTGGACGTCCTCGGTCACGAAGTAGACGCGGCGCCTCAGGTAGGGCCGGGCCAGCCCCTCCACCTCCGCCAGGTGGGCCACCACCAGCGTCAGCGCCACCAGGATGGAGGACTTGCCCACGCCGGCGGACCCCGCGACCACCACCATGCCCGTGGCCACGAAGCCGTCCAGCACGAACTCCACGGGCTGCCCGCGGCCGAAGTCCACCGGGATCGCGGTGGCCAGCAGGTCCATCCCCTGGCGCTCGCGGGGGTCCCAGCCGGCGGCCTTGGCCCAGGCGAACACCGAGCGCCAGGGCGCGTAGGGGAGGCCCGTGTTGGCGAACTTGCGCCGGTTCTCGGCCTCGTCGAACTTGGGGCTGCGCCGCGCCCACTCCAGGAACAGGTCCTCCCCGCCCTCCACCTTCTGGAGTGCCAGCGCCACGGACACCCAGGTGTGGTAGGGCGAGGGGTCCAGGTAGGTCAGCGCGTGGCGCAGGTCGCGCAGCTGGGCCTCCTCCAGCGCCTCCATCGGGCGGGCGAGCAGCGCGGCCTGGTCCGCCGGGGGGCCGGAGCCCGCGCGGTCGTACAGGTCGGCGGGCTCGCCGTCCCTGATCTCGTCCAGGGTGACGCCGAAGTAGCGGCCCAGCGAGTACCACTCGTGGCCCCGCTCGTGGTCCACCCGGGCGGCGAAGGGGCGGCCGTAGGAGATGCAGTGCCACCCGCCGCCCGACACGCTGCGCTCGATGTAGCCAGGCATGTTCCCGACCTCCGAGGCCGTGGGGTCTGCATCATGGTCGAAGCCCTGCCACGCCCCGCCCATGCCGTCCGACCCCAGGGCGAATCCCAGGTGCAGCGTACCGCCGGACTCCTTGACCGCCCTGTGGGCCTGCTCGAAGGTGGCCAGCTGGGCCAGGTCCTCGGGGGTGTCGGTCTTCTCGCGGGGGCCGCCGCTGAGGTAGAAGGGGTTCTTGGGGGGCTTCTTGCCCGGCATCGTGATGGGGCCGTAGCGCCAGACCAGCCAGCGGCGGGCCAGCTTCATCAGCTGGAGCGTCGTGAGGCCCTGGCGCGGGTCGTCCCGCCGGACCGTGTAGGCGCTGATGTCCACCATCAGCGAGAGCCTGCTTTTACTGTCAAGACGCTTCCCCCGCTCCTAGCCGGAAGAAGGTGGTGCTGTGCACGGGTCTCCGAGCGTGGGGGCTAGGGAGGGTACCTGGGCGCTTCCACTATCGCACCGGGAGCGACCCGGTTCGCTTGGCGATCGTCTTCTTCCTGCCCCTGATCATCGGGCCGCCGATCCCAAAAGGCAACCAGGAAAACGCCGCGCAACGCCCTCAGTGGCGTCCGGTTTCGCCGAGACGAGTAAAATAAATTTTGCCGGTGGGTAACTTTCCGCTTTACTTCTGACGCGGCGAGGTTATAATGGGGGCATAGCAACTAGCAAGGAGGCTCTCATGAGCGACGTCGACACCACCCTCACCTCGGCCCAGGCCGAGCTCTTCAAGGACCCCGCGATCGAGGCCGCGTTCCAGGCCTGGGTGGCGGAGGCCCGCAAGGGGGCCACGGCCGCGGATCGGCTCAGGGGTGCCCTGACCCGCAAGCAGTTCCTGATGCGCATCCGCGCGCTCATTCAGAGCGGTGCCATCGAGGCGGCCCGCGGGGAGGGCTGAGCGATGGGCACCTCCTTCCCCTGGGTGTACGACGACGGCGGCCGCCCGGCCGCGCCTTCCCCACCCCGCTCCTCTTCAAGGGCGACCGGCAGGTGGGGTACGTCTCCTACAACGGTCGCGTCTGGGCCGGCACGCCGCAGGACTGCAAGCCCGACGCCACCCTTCCCCCTCTACGACAACCGCTGAGACGAGATGTCTGGATTTTCTTTCATCGACCTGTTCGCCGGCATCGGGAGCCTCCGCAGGGGCTTCGAGGGTGCCGGCGGCCGCTGCGTCTACACCTCGGAGTGGAACCCCAAGTCCCAGCAGACCTACAGGGCTAACTTCCCGCACGACGGGCACGGCATCGACGGCGACATCACCAAGGTGGACGCCGCTGCCGTGCCCGACCACGACGTGCTCCTGGCGGGCTTCTTCTGCCAGCCGTTCTCCATCGCGGGGGTCTCCGCCCGGAACAGCCTGGGCAGGGCCCACGGCTTCGCCTGCGAGGCGCAGGGCACCCTCTTCTTCGACGTGGCCCGCATTCTCAGGGAGAAGAGGCCCGCCGCGTTCCTGCTCGAGAACGTCCGCAACCTTGTGTCCCACGACGGGGGTAACACGTTCCGCGTCATCCGCGGCGTCCTCGAGGAGGAGCTCGGCTACCGCGTCAGCTGGCGCGTCATCAACTCGCGGTCGTGGGTCCCCCAGAGCCGCAACCGGGTCTTCATCGCGGGCTTCAGGGACCACGGCCACTTCTCCCTAGGCACCCTGCTGGCGCCGCGTCCCGCACGCCGACCGCCGGGCGTTCTACAAGGCCGCCCGGGAGGGCACCAATGCCGAGTATCGGGCCGCGATGGAGAACGTCCTGACTAAGTCGTTCGAGGCCCGCTGATGGACTCGTACGACGAAGGCTGGGAGGACTGGTTTGACGGCCTGCAGCCTCAGTCTGACGATCCCGAGTACCTGCGCGGCTGGAACGACGCCGACAACTCCTGCGAGGAGTGGCCCGGCTAATGGACTTCCTCCTAAACGAGACCCCCGTGCCCTGGCTGCCGCTCTACCTGGACGAGCACGGTACCTTCGCCCTGGTCAGCGCCGAGGACTACCCCTGGGCCAGTCGGTTCTCCTGGAGGCCCAAGCCCGACAAGACCGGCCGCAAGCTGTACGCCGTGCGCAGCATGGACGTCGGGCGCCCTGTCGGAAAGGACAGGGCCGGACGCAGGCAGGTCAGCATCCACCTCCACAAGGAGGTCTGCCTGAGGGCATTCGGGCCGCCACCCACTCCCCGCCACGTCATCGGGGACCACCTGGACGGCAACAGCCTGGACTGCCGCCGGAGCAACCTCCGCTGGGCGACGAGGAGCGAGAACAACATGAACCTCAACGGTTGGTACGCCCGGCAGATGAGGCTGCCGTTGGAGGCCAGGGATGCGCGCTTACGATAAGGCGTTCCTCTGCCTGGTGCTCGCGACCGCGGCGGCCATGCTACTGGGATTCGGCGTCCGCTCGTGCGTCATGGGCGGGCTGGAAGAGATCCGCAGGAGCACCGAGTGCGCCCTGCGTGGCGGGGTGATGGTCAGGGAGGCGAGGAATAGCTCTCGCCTGGCCTGCGCAAGACTGATGGAGGAGTAGGTGACCAAGAGGGTGTGGCCCGGCCTGGGTCGGGCGGCTGTGACTATCAAAGGCGCGAACCCCACGGAGGCTTGGCTCCAGGACGTGGAGGACTGGCTGGTCAGCAGCCGGTTCTCCCTGGGCGACCTGGCGGTGTGCGACCGCGTGCTGTCGGGCCTGGACAACGAGAGGATGGCCGAGCACTGCCGGCGCGGGGCCCGGCCCATCCCGGGGGCCCCGCCCTCCATGCGGGACATCCTGGAGGCCCTCAGGGCGGAGCCCTCCCTGTGAGCCTGCTCGACCTGACCGAGTACGACCACCACGTCCTGGCTGCGCTCGTCCACTACAGGAGTGTGCAGTCCCGGGAGGAGATGGAGAGGACTGATCCCCAGTCGCCGCTGGTGCGCTGGATGATCAACTACATGCCGGCCCCAGAGGGCGAGGAGATACTAAACGGCCGCATGAACGGCTACGGCGTGGGGGTGGAGAAGAACCCCAGGACGAGGGAGTGGTGCGTGGTGTTCTACCACCCGCTCACGAGGCAGCCGGCGGCCCAAGTGGTGGTCCCGGGCAGCGCGCCACCTCCTCCCATACCGCCGTGGGTAACTTAGCGCTTGCCTTCTCTTTGAACCCCGCTATAATCGTGCGACCGGTCAAGGGACCGCGATAGCACATAACAGGAGAACTGCCTTGGAAATCCAGCTAAAGAAAGACTTCGTGGCCTCCCTGGCGCAGGCCGTGAACGCCACCCACCCAGTCCTCTGCAAGCACCTGCTCAGCAGGATCAACCGCTACGGCGAGGAGAGCCTGACGCTCGACACCAACCGTCTGGAGGAGCTCGACGAGGGCCTGACCCCGGCGGCCCTGGAAGACCTGGTGTACGAGCACGCTCGGGCCGTCAAGGCCCAGGGCGTCATGATGTACATCGGCTCCATCCGACTGGTGCTCAAGGACGTCAAGAGGTCCAAGCCGGGCAGCCTGGCGGCCCTGCAGGCCGCGCTCCGTGTCTACTTCCTGGAGGACGCGCTGGACGGCTGGCTGTACAAGGAGTGCGGCGACAAGTTTCTCCCCTTCGTGATCAACGGCGTCTACCTCAAGCTGCACACCACGAGGGAGAAGAGCGAGGGGGCCAAGGACTACGTGCGCCTCAGTTTCGTGGCGCACTCCACTGCGGGCACCGCCAGGAGCTACCGCAACACGTGCAGCCGGCGGGACGACTACGGCTCAGAGTACGACAGCGTCTCCTGGGAGTGGGGCGACTTCAACAAGAAGACGGTCCCCGACCTGCTGGCCGAGAAGGGCCTCTTCCACGAGAGGCCCGAGCTCAAGGCGGACTACCTCCGCCAGCTGGCCCTGTTCGACGCCTATCGCCCCAGGTTCGGCGAGCAGTTCGTGGGCGTGTCGGGCTCCCTGGAGATGGAGTTCGACCCCGATGACAACTCCGAGTACAGGAGTCGGCGCAACCGAGAGCTCGTGTCGGAGGCCTGCTACATCAACGACGACGGCAGCGTCGAGCGCGCCGAGATGGCCGAGGAGCGCGAGAACACCCACTGGGTAGAGACCACCGGGCTCGCCGAGGACAGCCCTCTGTTCCGGCGCATCCCGGTCCACCCCTACCTGCGCATGTTCAACCTGGGCACCCACGCGTTCGCCTTCAAGCACGTGGACGACGTGAGGCCCTACGTCTACCGCGAGGACATGGCCGACAAGATCGTACTACCGGAGGCCCACCGCGACCTCATCGAAGTGCTGACCACCGACTTCGACGCGGTCCTCGGGGGCGATGTAGTAGAGGGCAAGGGCACTGGGGCCTGCATCCTCTGCAAGGGCCAGGCGGGCCTAGGCAAGACCCTGACCGCCGAGATCTCCTCCGAGGTCAGCAGGAAGCCCCTCTACAAGGTGCACTCCGGTCAGCTGGGCACCGACGCCCAGGAGGTCGAGAAGACGCTCAAGGTCATCTTCGGCCGGGCCGAGCGGTGGGGGTGCATCCTCCTGCTCGACGAGGCGGACGTGTACATCCGCCGCCGGGGCGACGACCTGGACCACAACGCCGTGGTGGCAGCCTTCCTGCGCACCATGGAGTACTTCGGCGGCACGTTCTTCATGACCACTAACCGGGCCGACGACGTCGACGACGCGATCGAGAGCCGCTGCGTGGCCATCATCCTCTACGAAATGCCGAGCGCCAGGGAGCTCCGCCGCATCTTCGAGATCCAGTCCGAGAGCTGGGGGGCCGAGCTGTCCGAGAGCGACCTCGAAAAGCTGGTCAGCTACTACGACGGCAGCTGTCGGGACGCGACGTCGGCCAGCTGGTCAAGCTGGCAACTCGCTACGCCGCGGCGCGGAAGATCCGAGTGGACAGCGAGGTCATCCGCAAGCTGGCCCAGTTCAAGGGGTTCTGAGGCATGGACATCAAGACCCTCCCCGAGCTCATCGCCTGCGTCCGGCAGGCCGTCGACGACATGCCCTCCCGGGTCGGGGAGGCCGTCCTCATGGTCTGCGACGCCGTCGAGAACACCATGAAGAAAGAGGTCCCCACCCAGGGGCCTCCTCCTTTCGAGACGGGGGACGTCGTCCGCGTCAGGGGCATACCCACCGCCCCGCTCATGTCGGTCTCTTCCTGCCAGCTGCACTCCCAGCACGGCTGGCTAGTGCCGGTCTGCTGGTTCGTGGAGGACCACGAGGCCACTTCCACATTCCTGGCGGGGCAGCTGGAGAAGGTCAGGTGACCCCCAACGAGATCGACCGAGAGGGCGACCTCCGCCATGCCCTGCGCGAGCTCCGCGTGGTCATAAGCGCGGAGTTCACCTACGCGGTCGCCCAGGTGAGGGCCCGCAACGCCGGGCTGCCCTGCCCGTCCCGCGAGCACTTTGCGGGGCAGGACGCCTTCCGCAGGGTGGTGAGGGACAACCTCTCCATGGACCTGGCGGGCACGATCCTGTTCCTGACCGTGCTGGCCCTGCGCGGCAGCCACCCCAGAGAGCTTCAGAGGAGCACGCTGAATTGACCCACATTATGATCGACATCGAGACCTGGGGCACCCGGCCGGGGAGCGCCATCCGCAGCATCGGGGCATGCGTGTTCAGGCCCCGGGGCCCCGTCTGCGAGGAGCACATCCTGGCCGAGTTCTACGTCAACGTCAGCACCGAGTCCTGCCTGGCCTTCGGCCTCACGCAGGACGAGTCGACGATCAAGTTCTGGGCCGAGCAGGGCGAGGCCGCGCGGGCGGCGCTGGAGGCAGACCAGGCCAGCATCGACGTGGCGCTGGGCCGACTGGGCACCTTCTTCGTCGAGCACCGCTGCGAGCACTACTGGGGCCACGGGGCCAACTTCGACGGCGTGCTGCTGGAGGCCGCCTACCACGCCTGTGGGATGATCCCGCCCTGGAAGTTCTGGGGCAGTCGCTGCACGCGGACCCTCTACGACATGGCGGGGGTGGACCTCAAGTCGCTGCCCCGCCAGGGCACCCACCACAACGCGCTCGACGACGCCAAGCACCAGGCCTGGGTGGCCATGCTGGCGTGCGAGAGACTCTTCCCGCCAGCCCCGGCAGCCGAGCCCCCGGAGAAGCAGATCTGTCAGTACTGCCTGGACCCGGCGGCCTGCGTGGCGGCGGGGGCCTGCGGCCACCACGGGGCGGACCTGTGACCCACGGCTTCAAGACGCGCCGGGGGGTCAAGACCTGCGACCCCTGCGGCCGGGACGAGGAGGGCCGCTGCGCGTCCTCCGGGACGACCCAGCCGGCCTGCTCGGACGCGCGCTGCCCCTGGAAAGACCCGGACGGCACGCCCGAGGCCATGAGTGCCCGCGTCGCGGAGCTCGAGAGCAGGTTCAACGTCTTCGGCTACGGTCCGGGGATCTGGCGATGACCTGGGAGGAAGAGGCCAAGAGGCTGACCCCCTGGGAGGAGCGCGGGGGCGTGCTGTTCAAGCGCGAGGACCTGTTCGCGCCGCTGTGCAAGAACGGCCCCAACGGGGCCAAGTTCCGCCAGCTGCTGCACCTGTTCGCGCGCCACCGGGGCAACGCCACCCACGTGATGACCGCGGCCAGCGTGCTCTCGCCGCAGCACAGCATGACAGCGGCGGTGGCCCACCACTACGGGCTGCCGAGTCTCCACATCATCGGGGCCACCACGCCCGAGAAGGCGGTGGCCAACCACGTCAACGTCCGGGTGGCCTCCCGCTTCGGGGCCAAGTTCGAGGCGATCAAGGTGGCGTACAACCCGGAGCTCCAGAGGGCACTGGAGCGCCGCCGCCGGCCCGACAGCTTCGTGGTGCCCTACGGCATCACCACCGCCCCTGACTGCTCGGAGGAGGACCTGAGGGCCTTCCACGAGGTGGGCGGGGTCCAGGTCAAGAACCTGCCCGAGCAGGTGGAGACACTGATCGTCCCGGCGGGCAGCTGCAACACTCTCACCAGCGTGATCTACGGACTGGTCCGGCACGGCCACGGGAACCTCCGGGAGCTCGTATCCGTCGGCATCGGGCCCGACAAGGTGGCCTGGGTCCAGGAGCGCCTGACCCGGCTGGGCGTGCGGCCACCGCTGCCCTTCAAGTGGAACCGCCGAGTGTCCCTGCACGAGAGTGGGTTCGCGGCCTACGGGGACCGGATGCCGGAAGAGTACTACGGCCTGCAAGGGCACCCTACTTATGAGGGAAAAATCCTTCGCTGGATGAAGAGGCACGGCGTCCTCCCTCCCCGCGACAAGGGCCTGGGCTTCTGGATCGTGGCCGGCGAGATGAGCGAGAAGGCCGTGGAGAAGAAGTACCCGGTCGAGGGCCTCAACGACAGCATCAAGGACCTGTTCAGCGTGCAGTTAGCACCATAAGGAGAGAACTATGAAGAAGAAACTCTTGATCGGTCTCGCGCTCCTCGCCCTAGTGGGGTGCGACCGCGATGCCGACGTGGCCCAGAAGAACCTAGCCCAGGACGCAGACAACTTCAAGATCCCCAGGCGCATCGCCTTCATCAACGGGATCACGGACAAGTACCTCCTGGAGATCACGGGCTTCTGCGCGTTCAAGGCCTCCGATGAGACCAAGAACGTGCTCAACGTCATCTGCAAGGTCGACGGAGGCTACAAGAAGCACTCCATCGGCCTCTCGGACAACGTGACGTTCGTGAGCGAGCAGCTGGCCCCGCGGGACGTCAGCACCTCGCTCTACCACGTGACGTTCAAGCCGGCCACGCTGGTCCCCGACGTCGAGCTGCGGTAGGCGCGCAGATGAAGGCCGGTACGCACGTCCGCACGCCCGACGGCCGCGAGTGGACGGTCGTCTACCACGGTCCCGACGGCTACGGGGTCGTGGAGGGACGCCGGACCCTGACCGAGGACGAGCTCAGGAACATACACCTGGGCGGCCCGTTCTCCAGGGAGGCACTGGCTGAGGCCGTCAAGGCTACCCACATGCTGCGGGACTCCGTCTCGCCGACCATGGACGAGCGCATGTGGCCCGGAATGACGCTGATCGGCGAAGAGTTCGAGAGGATCGCGGAATGAAGGACTACCGCACCCCCGAGCACCGCGGCGAGTACTTCGCCGCGCTCTACGAGACCAACCTCCGGCACGGCACCATGCCGGGGCTCGTCTACCTCTACATGCCGGCGCTGGCGCACGCCCTGGGCTGGGACGAAAAGACCAAGCTGTGGTTCGCGTTCCTCAACGGGATGACGCAGAACCCGCTGACTAGCCTGCGCCTTCTCGAGCAGCTGCCCGAGCCGCCCGAGAACAAGATAGCCCTAGCGGTCTTCAAGCAGTGGTTCGACGCGGAGTGGCCCCGACTTCAATACGACACCGATCGGCGCTACGCCAAGAAGGAGACCTGCGAGGCCATCAAGAGCTACTGCTGGGCGGCGGCCGCTTTCGGAGACTCTCAGACGACTCCCCAGGTCGACATGCTGAGCCTTAGGTCTTGGGAGGCCATTTGGGGCTTCGTGACTTCCTCCTTCCGCAGCTTCGGCCGGCTCTCGGCCTTCAGCTACCTGGAGTACGTGCGAATCATGGGCCACGGCTGCGAGCCCGATACCCTACTATTCTCCGACAAGTCGGGCAGCAAGAGCCACCGCAACGGCATGCTGTTCCTGACAGGCCTGGACGAGCTGGTGAACGACAAGCGGACCGGCCGGGGCCCCGTGGCCTACGAGAACTTCGGCAAGATGTGTGTATGGCTCCAAGAACGCGCCGACATCTGGCAGGCCGCCTTCAACGAGATGGAGGCGCGGAAGGGCTCGACGCTGCGGGCCACCAACTTCACCTTCGAGAGCCAGCTGTGCCAGTTCAAAAACTCCTTCTTCGGCCGGCGCTACCCCGGGGTCTACGCAGACATGGCCTGGGAGCGCCTCCAGTGGTACAAGACCAACGTGGGGCAGGACAGGAACTGCCGCCTGATCGCCGACATCTACCACTCCCTGCCCGACTGGCTCCAGTACGGAAATGACCGCTTGACCGTCAGGCAGAGAGCGGCTATATTCCCCCGCACGGGCGTGCCCTACCGAGCAGAGCACTTCCTAGAATAGCGAGATAGCACTCATGGAAATCTACACCCAGGCCCTCATATTCGCGGTCCGCGCCCACGGGGACCAGAAGCGCAAGTACACCAACGATCCCTACGTCGTCCACCCCATCCGCGTGGCCGAGATACTGCGGGAGGCGAAGGCCCCAGAGGTCATAGTCTCCGCCGCGCTCCTGCACGACACGGTGGAGGACACGAAGACGACTTACCAGGACCTCGTCATGGAGTTCGGTCCGGCCATGGCAGACCTCGTCATGGAGGTCACGGACCCCAGCCGGCCCGAGGACGGCAACCGCGCCGCGCGCAAGGCCATCGACAGGGAGCACCTGGCCCGGGCCAGCGTGTACGGGAAGACCATCAAGCTGGCGGACCTCATCGACAACACCGCCAGCATCGTGAGGTACGACCCCGACTTCGCCAGGGTCTACCTCGCCGAGAAGAGGCTACTCCTGCAGGAGGCGCTGAGGCCCGTCGGGGCGTTCCATGACTGGCAGAGTGTCCACGGCAGGCTCTACGCGAAGGCACTGGCCCAGATGGAGACTCTATGCCTAAGCTGATCATCAACCTGCGCGGCACGTCCGGCTCCGGCAAGACCACGGTGGTCCGCCGGCTCATGGGGCTGGGCGAGGTCGAGAATATGAGGACAACCGACGGGAAGATCGCAGGGGTTCGCCTAGAGGTTCCACGCTGGAGCCACGCCGTGTTCTTCATCGGCAAGTACGACAGCGTCTGCGGCGGGATGGACACCGTGCCCACGCAGGCCGACTGCTCCACCCTGATCCATCGGGCATACGATCATGGCCACGTAGTCTGCGAGGGCCTGCTAGCCTCCGGGGTCGGGCCCAAGGCTACCCTGCCCGCGGCGTGCATCGCGGCGGCCGGCCCCAACGCCTGGTTCCTCTGCCTGGACACGCCGCTAGAGGTTTGCATCGAGCGCGTCAAGCAGCGCCGGGCCGCCCGGGGCGACGACCGCCCGTTCAACCCGGCCAACACCCAGGCCAAGTGGGAGCAGACGCGCCGGGCCTACGAGCTCCTGGAGGAGGGCGGAGCCAACGTGCGCTGGCTGCCCTACGAGACGGCCTACGAGAAGGTCCGCGCCATTCTGGAGAAGGTTGATGCCGCGGACTGAACCGAGCCTCTGGAAGGCCAAGCACAGGGTCTCTAAAGAGGACGACGGTCGGGCCTTGACCTACTTCTGCGACGACAAGCGCCACCTGGTGTGCCAGCCGTATAGCCTGGAGAACCTCCACGTCATGGCCCAGCGCCTCGGCCTCAAGCGCCACTGGTTCCACAGGGACCACTACGACATCCCGGTCAAGCGCCGGGCTGAGATCGAGAACCTGTGCATCCACCTGACGGCGCGGGACATCGTGCGCATCTGCCGGGGAGGCAAGGAGTGAGCAGCGACCTGCGCGGCCTGGTGGCGTTCGTCCGGGAACGGGAAACGATTCGCTTGAAGAGGCACCTCGGAGAGCTCGCGCCCTGGACGGACGACCCGATCCTGGCCAAGTACCGTTTCTGCAACGTGAGGCGCGGAGACGACCGAGTCTCGCAATGGCTGCTGAAGAAGTACTACCCGAGGTTTGATCCTCGGGGAGACCTCTGGTTCGCGGCCGCCGTGGCACGCCTGATCAATTGGCCGCCGACCCTGGCGTGGCTCATGGAGAGGTCCGTGACCTGCGACATGGTCGACGCCTACGATGCCCATGACTTCTCCAGAGAACTCGAGAAGTACCACCATGAGAACCCCGGCAAGACTTACACCGGGGCATACATGCTCTACGCCGGGGGCAGGCAGGCGCGGTTCAAGGGGATGGCCAAGGCCGACTTCATCGCGCACCACCTGCTCGCGGGGCTGACCGTCAGCCGCGACATAATCAGGCTGGCCGTCTCGAGCAGGAGCGTGGAGGCCACCGTGACGGCGCTCCAGCACTCCTTCGGTATAAGCTCGTTCATGGCGGGTCAGGTCGCGGCTGACCTGACCTACCTTCCTCTCCAGCTGGGTCAGGCTCGAGATCTCTACACCTGGGCCCCCCGCGGCCCTGGGTCCTTGCGCGGCCTCAACCGCCTCCACGGTCGGCCGCTGAACAACCAGTGGGACCAGGACCACTTCAACGATGCGTTGAAAAAGGTTAACTGGGCAATTGGCCCCGGCTTGGGCCTCACCCTGCACGACGTCCAGAACGTCCTGTGCGAGTGGGACAAGTACGAGAGGGTGCGGCTCGGGCAGGGCGTGCCCCGGTCGCAGTACAGGCCCGAGACGGCATATTAAGCAGCCAGGAGAGGAGAAGAAGATGACCTACGCACTGACGGCCCGCAACCCCAACGAGGCGTTCCCCATGACCGTGAGGATGCTGAGGGACCACGGGGTGCGGCTGCCGAGCCGCAACGGCGACTGCCTGGAGTTCCCGGACGTGGTCAGCGTGACCTTCACGCATCCCCTGGAGCGGGTGCTGACCAATCCGCTGCGCCGGATCAACCCGTTCCTGCACTTCTTCGAGCCTCTGTGGATCCTCGCCGGCCGGCGCGACGTCGGCTTCCTCGCGCAGTTTGCCAAGAACATGACGAACTACAGCGATGATGGCGAGAATTTTGCCGCGGCCTACGGTCACCGGATCAGGCACGTGCCCTCTTCTTATGAGGGAGACCCAGACATCGATCAGATTTACGAGGCCGTAGTTCGTCTGAAGGCGGACCCGGATGACCGCCGCGTGGTTCTCATGATCCGACAGCCTCTAGACATCGGCTACACCGGCAAAGACGCGGCCTGCAACATCGCGGCCAGCCTGAAGATCCGCGGCGGCCGGCTCAACATGCACGTCATGAACCGCAGCAACGACGCGGTCTGGGGCGGCCCGGCCGGCGGAACCAACCACCCGCAGTTCACTGTCCTGCTGGAGTTCATGGCCGGGATGATCGGCTGCGAGGTGGGGCGCTACACGATCACCACCGACAGCATGCACGCCTACGTCAACCCCCAGTGGGAGAAACTGAGGGACACGCCGGCCTACGCAGACCCCTACCAGTCGGCCTCCCACGACTACCGACCGTTCCCCATGATGGAAGAGCCCGTCCTCTTCTGCACGGACCTGACGGCCTTCTTCGAGACGTACGACGACGGCCGTATGCGCCCCTACTCCAGCGTCTACTTCCGCCGGGTGGTCCTGCCCATGTGGGAGACCTTCCTCTCCTACAAGGCGCGCGACGGCCGGGAGCGCGAGCTCCTGGAGAGGGTGGCGGCCGCGGACTGGCAGGACGCCGTCAGCCAGTGGTTCGACGGCATCGAGCGCCTCCAGAGGCCCTTCTCGTGAGTGTCCTGCGGGCGGTGTCCTGGGCCTACCGCAAGGCCCGGACGCTGCGCTTTCACACTCACTTCTGCACCCGGCAGGAGACCATCGGCCACCACTCCCACGGCGTGGCGGTCATCGTGTCCCTGGTCTACCCGGACGCCAGCGCCGACCTGCTCAGGGCCGCGGTCCTGCACGACCTGGGAGAGGGCGAGTGGGGCGACATGCCGGGCCACACCAAGCGCGAGCTCGGCATCCGGGAGGCCGTAGCCGTCCTGGAGGAGCGAGAGATGCGCAGGAACGGCGTGGAGATGCCGACGCTGAACGCCGAAGAGCACCGCAGGCTCAAGTTCGCCGACAACGCCCACGGCGCGCTCTTCTCCATGGAGGAGCTCTCTAGGGGCAACCGGGAGCTCCTGGGGCCCTTCCGCAACTACGTGGAGTGGATGGAGAAAGAGCCGATGCACCTGCTAGGCGAGCAGGAGCTCTTCGAGATGATCAGGCGACGGTTCTTCAGGCATTCTACCGAAGGTGTGAGAGATGAAGTCTTCGAGTTCTGAGGCGGACAAGCGCCAGGTCGGCGGCGGCCATTACAAGGACGTCCCCGAGCACCTCCAGCACTGGAACGTGGTCGCGGCCCTGGGCTGGGATTATTTCATCGGCACGGCCACCAAGTACATCTGGCGGGCCGGCAAGAAGGACGACCCCGTCCAGGAGCTCGAGAAAGCGGTGCACTACCTCCAGAAGAAGATCGAGCTCCTCAGGGCCGAGCGCGCGGCCGCGGAGAAGCAAGTTGGCTGACGGAGAGGTCGCCTTTTTAGACACGGAGAGCTACGCCAACGCGGCGCTCTTCATGTGCCAGACCGAGGGCGGCCGCCTGTTCAAGGCCTGGGTGGAGGGCCCGAACGGTCCGGCGGCGGACTACGTCCGGGCGGTCATGGCCTCGGGCTACACGTTCGTGACCTTCAACGGCATCAACTACGACATGCCGGTGGTCAGCGCCATGATCGACGGCCGGGGCCCGCACGAGATCAAGCACCTCTCCAACCGCATCATCGAGGGCGGCCTGATGCCCTGGGAGGCCGCCGACGAGTTTCGCCTGCCGCCAAACCTGGCGGGCGTGGACCACATCGACCTCATCGGGGTCAGGCCGCCCAACGCCGGCCTCAAGATGGCCGCGGCCCGGATGGGCTCCCCGCACCTGGAGGAGAACCCTATCGACCACCGCTCGGAAATCGCCCCGGCGCAGTACCCCGGCGCCGAGCGGTACTGCATGAGCGACCTCCGCAACACCCGGATGCTGTTCGGCCGCTGCGAGCAGCCGCTCCTGCTGCGCTGCCAGATGAGCCGCGAGTACGGCGTGGACCTGCGGAGCAAGAGCGACGCCCAGGTCGCCGAGCAGGTGTTCGTCAAGAAACTGGGCCTCAAGAGGAAGTGGGGCGAGAACGCCCGCATACCTCCGGTGGTGCGCTACCGCGCGCCGGCCTGGGCCCAAAGTTTCCAGAGCCCGGGCCTGCGCGCGCTGGTGGCGCGGCTGGAGGACACGATCTTCCACGTCCACCAGGGCAGCGGCCACGTGGCCATGCCCTCCTGGCTGGAGGCGGCCTCCCCGGAGTCGCGCCTGACCTCCCGGACCGGCGTCTTCCAGATGGGCGTGGGCGGCCTGCACAGCACCCACGACAAGAAGGTCTGCCACGTCGCCGGGCCGGACTGGCGCGTCACGGACGTGGACTGGGACTCCTACTACCCCACGCTGATCGTCAACGCCGACCCCGAGATACTGCCGCCCCACCTGGGCGAGGCGTTCATCACCGAGTACGACAACATTCGGCGCATCCGCCTGGAGGCCAAGCGGGTCAAGGACGTCTCCAAGGCCGACAGCCTGCGCATCGCGGTCAACGGCACCTTCGGCAAGCTGATGTCGCGCTGGTCGCCGCTGTACGCCCCGGGCCTGGGCCTGTACACTACCCTGACCGGGCAGCTGGGGCTGCTGGGCGCGGTCTACGAGGTCCTGGAGCCCGCCGGCTGCTCCATACTGAGCGCCAACACCGACGGCATCGTCATCGGGCACCCGGCGGGGGTGGACGCCGCGGCGCTGATGGCGGAGTACGCCGCGGTCATGAGCGAGGGCGGCCGCGCGCCCTACGGCGTGGAGGCCACCTCCTACCGCACCATCGCGATGAAGGACGTCAACAACTACATCGCGGTCAAGGCCAAGGATCGCTCGGTCAAGGCCAAGGGGCTGTACGCCCCGCTGGACAAGATGATGAAGAACCCCACCCTGCCGGTCTGCTCGGAGGCGGTGGGCAAGTGGCTGGCCCACGGCGTCCCCTTCGAGAGGACGCTGGCCGAGGCCCACCAGCGGCGCTACCTGCCCGACTGGCTGGCCGCGCGGCGCGTCAACGGCGGGGGCGTCCAGGGAGAGAAGACGGTGGGCAGCCTGGTCCGCTGGTACTTATCAACCGACCCCGGACTTCCGCCCTTGACTTATGCGCTGAATGGCAATAGAGTACCCAAGACCGAGGGCGTCAGGGCCTGCATGATCTTCGATCCTGCGGCCCCGTTGCCGGCGGACCTAGACACTCTAGCATATAACAAGGAATGCATCAGGATAGCCAAGGACCTGGGCTGCTCCCAGTACCTGTCAGAGGAACAGCTGGCACTCGTCGCGCCGCCCCCGAAGGCCGGCCGCAAGAGGAAGGCCGTCACCGAGTCCCCAGAGAAGGAAGCGTCAGCATGAAGGAATCAACGTCTCCCGCCCAGGCCGGCGCGAGCCTCGCCGAGGGACCCCGCGTGTGGGTGGTCTACGCCGACCGGCGCAAGGACATGACCACCGCCGAGAAGTACGGCCAGCTGACAGACATGTTCACCGGCCGGGTGGACTACTCCCGCGCCGTGGAGCACGCCCGCAAGATGCTGGCGCGCTACAAGCAGGGCGACCACATCCTGATCGTCGGCGACCCCGCGCTGTGCGGCATCGCCATGACGGTGGCCCTGGAGTACGCCCCGGTGGACGAGCAGGTGCTCTCCATCCTGCGCTGGGATCGCGACGAGCTGGAGTACCGGCCCGAGGTGTTCGACTTCAGCGACGACAACTAGGAGCACATAGCATGTCAGACTGGCAGGACAGTCTTACTCGCGGCAGGCAGAAGACGCCGCCGCGCATCGGCATCTACGGGGGCCATGGCATCGGCAAGAGCACGCTGGCCAACAGGTTCCCTAACCCCATCTTCATGAGCACCGAGGACGGCCTGGACGCCATCGACCTCAACGCGGCCTTCCCCCGGGCGAGGACCTACGAGGACGTCCTCCAGAGCCTGGGCAAGCTGGCCAAGGAGCCACACGACTTCAAGACCGCGGTCCTGGACACCGCGGACTGGCTGGTGGAGCCCCTCATCACCCGCTATATCGAGGGTAAGCACGAGCCGAAGGACCTGGCCTACGGCAGGGGGGCGGTCCTGATCGCCGAGGAGTTCCGCAACGTGCTCACGGGCTTCGACGCCCTGCGCCGGAAGCGTGGGATGAACATCGTCATCATCGCCCACGCCGAGATCAGGCGGTTCGAGAACCCCATGACCGAGCCCTACGACACCTACCGCCCCAAGCTCCCGGTGCGCTGCAACGCGCTCCTCCAGGAGTGGCTCGACGTCCTGGCCTTCGCCTCGTTCAAGGTCATCGTCAAGAACACAGACGTGGGCTTCAACAACAAGGTCCGCCGCGGCGTGGGCACCGGAGACCGCCTCCTCCACCTGGTGGAGACGCCCGCCTACGTGGCCAAGAACCGCTACGATTTCGAGGACTCAGAGGTCGAGATGGCCTTCGAGAACCTCATCAAGTTCATCCCCATCGTGGGGCTGGAGAGCGCCCAGTAGGGCAGAGGCAAGGAGCATAGCAGAGATGAAAACCGCAAGCACCATTAGCATCGACCTCGGGGGTCTCCAGCAGGACCACCGGAAGGCCAAGGCGGCCCTGGCGGCCGCCCAGGCGACCTGGACCGCGGCGGCCCGCAAGGTCGAGCTGGCCTGTGCGGCCGCCGACCGCGCTAGGGCGAAGGTCGACGAGCAGAAGAGCAACGTCGAGAAGGCGCGCGTCGCCATGCTCGAGGGCGCCCGCACCGCGGCCAACAACTAGGGCCGCGGACAGCAGACTACCAACCCCAAACCGTCAAGTAGAGGAATAGGCAGATGAGCAAGTTCGGCTTCGACCCGGCGGAGTACGCCGACCCGGTCAACAACTTCAATCCGGTGCCCCCGGGCGACTACATCCTCAAGGCCCTGGAGGCCGAGGAGATGAGCACCCGGGCCGGCGACGGCCAGTACATCAAGGTGAAGTTCGAGGTGTCGCGCGGCGAGCTCAAGGGCCGCAAGATCTTCATGAACTTCAACGTGGTCAACCCCAACGAGACCGCCCAGCGCATCGGCCGCGAGCAGCTGGCGGCCTGGGCCCGGGCCTGCGGCAAGCCCAAGGCTAACGACACCGACCAGCTCCTAGAGGTCGAGTTCCAGGCCAAGGTCGGCATCGAGAAAGGCAAGGGCGAGTACCTCGGACGGGACAACAACCGCATTAACGAGTTCGTGCCCAAGGAGGGCGTCCAGGCTCCGGCGCAGACCACGGCCAAGGAGGGTACCCAGGCCCCCTCGACCAAGGCCGCTGACAAGACCCCGCCGGCCGGCAAGTCCCAGCAGGCCGCGGCCACCAAGAACCCCTGGGACGACTAGGGCCGCCCGTGGCGACCATCCCCTACCGGGTGGAGGACCAGCTGTCGGACCTCATCTACGAGGCCCGGCAGCGAGAGGAGGCGGCGAAGCGCAGCCGGCGGGGCATCAGCCTCGCCCGGCTGGGCTCCTCCACCATCGGCCACCCCTGCGTGAGGTACGTCTACCTGGACTGGCGGGCCCACGCCCGCGCGCCCCAGGTGGACGGCCGTGTCCAGGCCATCTTCGACACCGGCCACTTGCTGGAGGCCCGGACGCTGGACGACCTCGGCCGCGCCGGCCTGGAGGTCTGGGCAGTCGACGCCAAGATCGGCAAGCAGTTCGAGTGGTTGGACGAAACGGGGCACTTCGTCTGCAAGCCCGACGGCGTGGTCAAGGGCCTGCCCTGGGACCCCAAGACCCCGCACAGCCTCGAGATCAAGAGCCACAACCTGAAGAACTTCGGGGCCATCGCCAAGGAGCAGAGCCTGGCCAAGGCCAACCAGGGTCACTACGTCCAGTGCCAGTCTGGCATGTGGCTGAGCGGCCTGGGGAAGTGCCTCTACGTCGCGCGCTGCAAGAACGACGAGCGGTACTATTTCGAGACCGTGGTGCGCAACGACAAAGCCATCGCCTGGATCGCCGATCGAGTGGGGAGCCTCTACCGCACCGAGGTGACCCCGGCGGGCATCAGCGCGGACGCCAGCGCCTTCCTGTGCACGGCCTACGGCGGCTGCGACCAGCGCGGCCCCTGCCTGGGCGGCCAGCCGCTCAAGAATTGCCGCACCTGCCAGAAGTGCGAGCCGGGGCCCGAGGGCAGCTGGCTGTGCGGCCTCTGGGAGAAGAGCCTGACCTGGGACGAGCAGCGGGCGGCCTGCGAAGAGTACAGGCCGCACACAGTGGGGAAGTAGCATGAAGGAATACTTGGATCAGTGGACCCTCGGGCAATTGATCGACGCCCTGGAGGCCGTCGGCGACAAGGCGAACGCCTGCCGCTTTGACTTCTGCCACGCCGTTCCCGGAAAGCTCGACAGCTATCGGGGATACTACGAGGACCTGGCGCTGGGCTGGGAACCGCAGACAAATTATCCAGAGCCGACCGTGGCGCACGTTCTGGACACTCTGAAGAAGCAGATCGGAACCACCGTTCACGGCTACAAGGGGGGTGACTACGTCGTCTCGCGCGATCAGACAGTCTATGTGGCCAACTACGGAGAGACTGGCTCCACCGGCATCGTCGGAGTCGACAGCACCTATACGACCGTCATCCGAACGGTCTGCACAGACCCGGCACCCGACCGATGATACCGGACGGCCGCGCCGTGATCATCGGCATGAACAACGAGGACGGCGGGGAGGCGCTCGCGCTGCACCCCGCCACGCGCGCCGGGGCCCGATTGCTGAAGTTCTCCGGGATGACCCGCGACGAGATGATAGCGGGCTTCCAGCGAGTCAACCTCCTGTACGCCCAGTCCTGGGTCATGACGGAGGCCCGCCGCGCCGCCGACCGGCTGATGGAGCACCTGGGCGGCCGCACCTGCGTGGTGCTGGGCCGAGACGCGTGGCGCGCGCTGGGGCTCCCCCACCAGGCCAGGTTCTGGGAGCGGCACACGCACCGCTTTGTGGCCGGCTTCCCGCCGGCCGAGACCGAGGCGTGCTTCTACTCCATCCCGCACCCCTCGGGGCTGAACCACTACTACAACCGCAGAGACAACCAGAAGAAGGCCGCAGAGGTGCTCTACGACGCCCTGCGCCGCAGCAAGGAGAAGTCAGTTGTCAGCCACGCCTAGAGAGAACCTGAACCCGGACGAGATCCGGGACTACGCCCGCGAGCAGCTTAAGAAGAACCCGGACGACATCCTGGCCTGGCTGCAGTACATGCTGGACATGACCCACGCCGACCGGGAGGAGGGCTTCCGGGTCGGGGACCACGTCGCGGCCAACCGGCACGACGCCCTGGTCCAGAAGTTCGCCGCAGCCGTCCAGGAGATGAGCCGCCTACGCCAGCACAACCAGGTGACCGTCCAGGCCCTAATGAACACGGTGGAAATCAGCCTGCGCAACGCCAAGGCCCCGCCCTGGAGAGCCACGCACCTCCACTACAAGGGCACGGCCTACCGAGTCCTCTCCATGAAGGTCCTCAACGCCGAGGAGACCGAGGCCTTCCCAGCGGTGGTCTACGACAACGAGCAGGGCCAGGTTTACACGCTCTCTAAGGAGAAGTGGGAGAGCCGGCTGGAGAGTGGTCGGCTGCGCTACGAGCCCCTGATCCCGGAGCGAGACCTGACGACCCTGCCGCGCTAGAATTTATTTTGACCCCGAAGTAACTTCCCGCTTGACTTCCCCGGGGAGGGGGCCCAAGATGTCCCTCATAGCATCATAGCAGGAGACTTTCCGATGTTCAATCAACTCCTCCACCTGATCGCCCTCGAGTACGCCTATCAGGGTCGCATGCGCGCCCATGGCGGCAACGGCGCGGGCGCGACCTACAAGACCAGCCGCAGAGAGTTTCTGAAGCTGAAGTGGGTTCAGAAAGCTCCTTGGCTCCAGCTGGGTGGTCCGGCCCCGTACGCTTTTCAGGAGCGCTGAGAATGGCCTCCCTCTCCGGCATCACCAGCGGTCCCGCCAGGCAGCCCCGCCGCCCGCTCCCCGAGTTCGACTTCGGCCGCCGGCCCTCCGAGCTCCAGGCAGGCTTCTTCGACTACGTGTTCAACGGGGAGGGCAACGCGGTCCTCAAGGCCGTCGCGGGCTCGGGCAAGAGCACCAGTCTGGTCTGGGCGCTGGCCTACATCCCAGAGAGCGCCTTCGTCACCATCCTCGCGTTCAGCGCCAAGATCGCGCCAGAGCTCAAGGAGAAGGTGGCCGAGCTCGGCCGGCGGATCGGCCGGCCCTTCAAGCGCGTCTCCGTCAAGACCTTCCACTCCCTCGGCTTCGGCGCGGTGCTGCGCAAGATCGGCAAGGGCTACGGCGAGTGCGAGCCCGACGACCGCAAACTGCGCAAGCTCTTCTTCGCCAAGTTCGGCCCCGAGGCGGACGCCCTCTACGGCTCGTTCGTGGCCGACCTGGTGTCTCTCGGCAAGGGCCAGGGCATCGGCACCCACCTCTGCGAGGACACGCCCGCGGCCTGGGAGGCACTGGTGGACCACCACGCGCTGTTCCTGGACAGCGAGGAGGCCGACGAGTGGACGGCCATCAAGTTCGCCCACCGCCTCCTGATGCTCTCCAACGAGGCCGCCCTGCGCGGAGAGCTGGACTTCGACGACATGATCTATCTACCGGTCCTCTGGCGGCTGAGCATCTGGAAGAACGACTGGGTGTTCGTGGACGAGGCCCAGGACACCAACCCCTGCCGGCGCGAGCTTGCCCGCATGACCCTGCAGCCCTGGGGCCGCCTGGTGGCGGTGGGCGACGATGCCCAGGCCATCTTCGGCTTCACGGGGGCCTCGCACGACGCCCTGGACCAAATCAGGGAGGACTTCGGGGCCCGGGAGCTCCCGCTGACCGTGAGCTACCGCTGCCCGAAGATAGCCGAGACCCTGGTCCGGGCCATCCCGATGATCGACAATGGGTTCACGGTCTGGGAGGGGGCCCCGGCCGGCGTCGTGGAGCACCTCTCGGAGAAGGAGGCCCTCGCCAAGCTGGGGCCTAGGGACGCGGTCCTCTGCCGCAACACCGCCCCCCTGGTCAACCTCGCGTTCAGGCTCATCTCGGCCGGGCGCGGGTGCGTGATCCTGGGCCGCGACATCGGCAAGAGCCTCCGGGAACTCGTGGAGAAGCAGAGCGTCGCCACCATCAAGGGTCTGGAGGGCAAGCTGGAGGCCTACCGCGCCCGGGAGGTCAAGCACCTTACCAAGAAGGGCAAGGAGGGCCGGCTAGTCAGCTGGGAGAAGAAGATCGCTGCCGTCCACGACCGCGTAGACAGCCTGATGAGCATCTGCCGCGGCCTGCCCGAGGGCGAGCGGACTGTCCAGGGCCTGCTGCTCCGCCTAGACACTATGTTCCGGGACGACGGCCGGGGCGTGCTGACTCTCTGCACGATGCACAAGGCCAAGGGCCTGGAGTGGCCGCGCGTGGCCATCCTGCAGCCGGAGCTCATCCCCAGTCCGTTCGCCCGGCGCGAGCACCAGCTGCGCCAGGAGTACAACCTGCGCTACGTGGGGGAGACCCGCTTCCAGCAGGAGCTCTACTTCATCAAGGCCGAGGAGCAGGGCAATGGCTGACGCAGAGAACGAGATTGTCGAATTCGGCTGGGAGCCCGGCGCAAGCGGGCGTTTCTACATCCTGACCGGCCCTCGTCGCCGCAAGCACATCGTGCCCGATGAAATGCGCCTTAGCCTGAGCGCGCATCGCATCGACCTGGGCGCGGACTATCCTTTCATCGACGATGCCGAAGGCGTCGCCATCAAGCCCAAGGTGAACTGACATGACCGACACAGAGGGCGGGAAGATGCTGACGGATGAGCGCATCGCAGAAACAATTGAGATTGCTCGCCGTACAGCGGCCAACCCGAAAGCATCCGGCTTAGAAGAAAATCTCGCGCTTGCGGTAATTTTTCTCGCAAACTGCCGCGCCCAGCCAGCACCAGAGGAGGTGCGTGCGCAAATAAAAGAGGAGTGCGCGAAGGTTTGCGATGCGTATGCCGAATGGGCACATGAAGAATTGAAGACATGCCCAGATTTCGTTCGTCAGTCCCGCATCAACTTCGCCTCCGCCGGAATCGCATTGGGGGCCCGCATCCGCGCCCTAGGAGCAAAGCCGGAGATGAAGTTATGAGCCACGACCGAGGGTGCCCCTGCGGCCGGGAGCCGTACGAGTACGAGGACTGCACGAACGAAGTCTGCTGGAAGAGGCCCGGCGGCCCCCGTATCCACCAGGCACCGTCCCCGATCATGGACCCAGAGACGCCCGTGCAACCGGGCAGTGTGGGAGCGCCTGAATCAAGCGCCCCAGGGGGCGGCCTAGGCTGCGACCGAGCGCATCGGCAAAAAGGCGCGCAGGTGCCGAGGGCCACAGCCGCCCCCATTCCATCTCGGCCGATGCCGGACTACGCCACCGTCCCGGCCCGGCACATGATCCCGGGCATCTCGCTCTACCTGGAGAAGGGCGTCCCGCCGGGGAGCTTCCTCATGGCGCTTCTACAGAACGACCTGGCCGGCGCGGTGCGGACCGCAGACCACGTCAACCTAGTCTTGATGCGCGAGTGGGTCCTCTGGCTCCACAACAATCTGCCGGCCGAGTGCCACGGCTCTCCGGAGAGGGTGGAGGCCTGGTGCGACAAGCTGGAGGACACCTGAGTATGAACGCGCTCTCCTACACGCGGCCGCTCTGGTCGTTCACCAGCCCGGTGGCGGTCAGCCTGCCGGCCCACAACCTGTCCCTGATCAGGGAACGCCTCCTGCGTGACGAGCTGGGGCGCAGACTGGTCCTCCTGGACCCCGCGGAGGCCGAGCGCCGACTCAAGGCTCGGGGCAGGGAGGACGGACAGTGAAGAACGAGGCGATGACCATCACCATCGAGGACCCCGCGCACCAGAGGCTCCGCCCTGGCGCGACGATCCGCGTCGGCAACAACGACGAGCTCAAGAGGGAGGGCCTGGGCACCATGCCGGGCCTCTGGGAAGTCACCTACGTCTACTCGGCCGAGCAGGGTAGGCAGAGGTACGACGTCGTGCCGGCGGCCATCAATCGGCACCAGCTGAGGGCGAGGCTGAAGAAGATCGCCAAGGGCAACTTCAAGAGAGGATAGCAACATGGGACTCCTAGGAAGAGTAGTGATCGCGGCCGCGCTGTTCGGGCTGGGCTGGATGGCCGCCCGGGGAGACGTCAGCTGCAGGGTCTCCCCGGAGGCCCTCTCGCGGCTCAGGGACGCCGGGGCGGGCGTCCTGGACCAGGCGACGAGCTATGCTCACGGGCAGGACTGGGGACGCCGGGACGGCTCCCCCACGCCCCTGGGCCGGGACCTCGGCGGCTCGGCGGACCCCGCGAGCGGGAGGGCGCGTTGGTAGCCGTCATAGCCATGGCGATGTGCACGCACTTCGCCGGCTACTGGGACTGCCGCGCGATGCCGCAGCCCTTCCCCACCGAGCAGATGTGTCTGGAGATGCTGGATGCGTATCGTTCTAGGACGAGTAACCCCAACATCTCCTACGTCTGCATGAAGCGCGAGAAGTGGGATGGCTGGGTCAGGGTGCCGGAGTAGGAGGACGACATGACGCCGACGAGAGAAGAGCACGCCGAGGCAGAGATGCTGAGGCCGGCGCGAGCAGGCGAGCCCGGGGTCACCCTGAGTCCTCCCGTCGCCATCCCCTCTTGGGCCCGGAGCGGAGATCTCATCTACACGGATGGTCCCAAGGCCGGCGTTCTGATCGACCACCACGCGCGGCCCGTTGACTGGCATGGCCGCCGGGCCCGACCCTGCTGGTTCGGGAGCTACGCCACCATGGCCTGCGCCATCATGAGCGGGCAGATCAGCTGCCCGTCAGAGGTCTCGGTCAGGCCGATCCCGGGCCGGTTGGAGCCCAGGGCGGAGGTGGGCTGGCTGGGCTACGCCGTTTTCCTCGCCCTGCTCGCCGCAGCCGCCACCTGGCCTATCTGGAAATAGAAAAGGCCCCCGGAGCTATCCGGGGGCCTTTCTTCTACCTGTCTTAGAGAGAACGGCTACTTGGCGGCGTACGCCCTCAGGCGGGCGTAGACGCGCGGCCCGGTCATGGAGGGCACCGCCGGCCGCGGCGCGGCGACGCCGAGCACGCCCAGGATGGCCGCGATCATCGGGACGATGGCCTGCAGGTCGGCCAGGACCGTCTGCAGAAGCGGCGGGAGGCCGCCGACGCCGCCCACCGCCGAGGCAATGGCGGTCACCGCCGAGGCGATCTGCTGGTAGATCGACCCGGTGGTACTCGAGGTCGCCGAGGCCAGCGCGTTCGCGGCGGCCTGGAGGGAGGCCGCAGCGGTCTGAACGGCCGTCACGACGGCCGGCCCTACGCCGAGGGCCGTCAGGTCCGGGACCAGGGCGAGGGCCGCCGCGGCCGCCGCCTGGGCATACTGTATCGCGGCCTGAGGAACCAGGCTCCCGATGGAATTGGTCCCGCAGGCCGAGAGGCCCAGTGCGGCGGAGCCCATCAGGGCCCCAACGAATAAGCGACGATTCACCTGGATCAAGACTGCTCTCCCTCGCTGACCGACACCACCGCGGTGCCGATGACGTCCACGAGGGCGTCCCCGTGGGCCTCTAGGTACGACTTGATCGCACCCCTCTCGAACACGCTGGCCGCCGCGATCTGCGGGGTGGCCCAGTCGTTGAGGGCCTGCCGGGCGGCGGCCCTCTGTGCGTCTGTCAGTGCCATTCTTCTTCTCTTTCAGTTGTCCATGAGGATGGTCCAGAAATCGGACCCGTGCTTCTCCAGGTAGCCGCGGGGGAGTTTGCAGTAGCCCCGGCGGCCCAGGGAGTCCCGGCAGCCCCACTGGCTGCCCCAGCTGTTGAGGACCACGTCGTGGTCCGGGGCGTAGCCCGCGAGCAGCATGCAGTGCATGCCCACCTTGGTCTCCAGCGCCCGGGGCATGGGGACCAGCCCGGTCTCGGAGACCTGGTCGGACTCGAAGGCGGCGAACACCGGCACGCCGATGACCACCGGCCGGCCCAGGAAGATCGTGCTGTTGATCGACGCCCGGTCGGTCCCTACCCTGCAGTACTCCAGGGCGCGGTGGCGCAGGGCGTCCTGGTAGACCTCCGGGGGCGGGGGCTGGAGCAGGCGGTCGTAGCCCCAGGAGGACTCCAGCGCCGCCCCGCGGGTGGCCACGGCCTTGATGACGTCCCTGATCTGCCGTCCGCAGTCCCCGGTGTTGCCCTCCAGCACCCCGGCGTCCCAGTAGGGCTGGGAGCGGGAGAGGACCACGTCGGGCAGGTCGGAGTTGATCAGGTTGTAGCGGATGGCCGCAGTCACTCCGTGGGCCGTGCAGGTGCCGTAGGGGCCCTGGTCCATCGCGTCGGGCAGCCAGGGGGTCAGGTCGTGCGAGAGCGGCACTATGAGGGGGACCTGCCTCGGTGAGAAGAGGTGGTCCCTGGGGTCGTCCTGGTCTCGAACGCATCCGTATCCGCGCATCAGAACCTCTGTCTCCAGCCTATCAGGTAGTCCTCGCCGTTGAGGCCGGTGCGGGCCGGGTAGGCGCCCGTCAGCGGTCTCTCCCAGGCGGTCACGCAGCCGCCCAGGGGCAGCGTCAGGAGTGCCAGGAGTGCCAGGCTAAGGAGCCTTGCCGCCAGTGAGCGAGGCAATCTGCTTGTCCTTGGAGCTGGAGCCCGCGCTGGAGCCCAGCCAGTAGTTGACCACGAGCACGAACGCCCCGCCCAGGGTGCCCCCGGCCGTGTTGACCACGTCCTTCATGTCGGTGGGGACGGGGAAGAAGATGATCCCGATGAGGTAGGCCATGAAGGCCAGGATGACCAGGATGCTGATGGTCACTCGTCCGACGTTCTCCACGTTCATGCCATTCTCCCTACTCAGGCCAGCGGGCCACTAAGACGTCGCCGATGAACTGGTGCTTCTCCCCCATGCGGCGGCTAGTCACCTCGGGCGGATTGCACCAGTTGTCGAAGGCTGCGGCCGCGCCCTCGTAGTCCCCGGCGTTGAGCGCGCGCAGGATCGAGCAGGGGCCGCCGTGGTCCCCGGCGCGGAGGGCCCACTCGCCGCAGTTGACGCTGAAGCTGACCAGGGCGTCGTACTGGTCCTGATTGAGCGGGACGGTCACGGACGCGTCCACGGCCGCCTCGAAGCGCCGGACGTCTTCCTCGAAGGAGGCGTCCACCTGGTCGTTGGTCCAGAAGAGACCCAGGTGGACCTCTGGGCCGGTGTGGCCCACGCCGATGGTGGGGCGGCCGCGGCTGTCGAGGTACGCCTCGTTCCGGCGGTCCTCCCTGAGCTCTATGAGGGTCCGGCCGCGCGGGCTGGTCCGCATCAGTTGGCCCGGCCCGGGCTCAGCGGGTAGACCCGTTTCTTTATGTCATCCATGTCGTTCTCGAGGTGGTTGATGCGGTCGCCCTGCCCCGCGAAGCGGCCGGTGGCGGTGGCCGACAGGTTGTTGATCTGGAGCTGCAGGTTGTTGATGCTCCCCTCGGTCCGGCCCCGGAAGTCGATCAGGGTGCTGTTCATCAGGGCCACGCTGCTCTTGATCTCCTGGAGAGCCTTGCCGTTGTCCTTGCGGTCCTCCTTGTAGGAGGCCCAGACCTCCTGCCCGGCCCAGCCCGCGACGCCAAGAAAGCATGCGCAGACGATCATTGCACCGCTACCAGCAAGCTGGAAATAAGCGTTCTCGGCGGCCTCTTTGGCGAATTTGTAGAGGCGGCCCTCCTGCCTCTTCTCGACGACTTCGGCATCACTCATAGAAAGTACTCCTACGGGATGTTGACTGCTTCGCTTGGCGCGACGAACGGCTGCCCTGTCGCGAGTGCCGTCGCGAGCGCGACCTGACAGGCGTATCGGAACTGCCACGCGCCCTTCGCCATCGCGAGGAACTGCGCCTGCGTCCAGATTTTAGTAGAGCCTGGCGGGTACGAGAACGTGTCGGTGCCGGAGGGAAGCTCGTTGAAGATCGAGATCGCCGCGACCATGCGGCTCAGGGCGTCGGCCCCGATAGGATCGAGAGATATCGAACCATTGAGCGCGGGCGTACCGGTCGAAGTCAATGTGATGCCTGTTGCGAGCACCTGATTGACTTGTGCGATGAGAACGGCAGCAGCGCTGGTGTCTGTCATGTCAGCGCACTCCCATTACGCTGACGCGGTTTGTGTCAACGCTACCCGTTGACCAGTTGTACACGAGGAACCGTACCGTGGTCGTGGTGACGGTGTTGGCAGCCCCCGTACTGACGATCCCTGTGTAGTAAGACCCGGAGGTGCTGCCAACTGCAGAGCCGGCAATGGTGTAATTGGCGTCGGTGATTGCGCTGGTGAACGTGAACGTATAGTCCCCTGTGCCATTTTTCGTAATCGACGCGACATTGTAAGAGCCAGATAGACACGTAGGAGAGCCGGCCGTTCCGTCGAACACGCAGCGAAAAACAACCTTGCCGCCTGCTACAGCATTGCTGGAAGAAGTGTCGGCATAAGCCTGCGTTGAAACGTTCACACCACCTGCGCCCGGCGATCCAGTCGTCGCGGTCGTGCTAGGTGGCAGCGCCGCAGACGCGACGACGTGGCCCGAGCCATCGCCCGAGAGAACGCCGGTCGAAGTGCCACCTGAGAGGGCGGTCGTCCCGGAGACGATGGTACCGGCCGCTCCTATCGCCGTCCAGGTGGTCGAGCCGCTACTGTTGTAGTAGGGAACGCCGCCGCTGTTGTCGAGGTACAACGTGCCCTTGGCCGCACTGAAGGTGGGGGCTCCTATCCCCCAGCAGTAGCCGTAGACTGACGTGCTGGAGGCGAAGTAGCATTGCGAGGCAGAGCCGCCCGAGGTAGGAGCTGTGCCGCTGAACGCCGTGTGGGCCCCGGTGCTCGTGAGGCTGGTGAATGCCCCCGTCCCAGGGGTCGTGCCGCCGATTGCGCCCGGGGAGGCGAACGTGGCCCCGTTCAGTTGGGCCGCGTTGACGTTGGTGATGTTGGAGCCGTTGCCGCTCGCCGGGGTTCCCAGGATGGGGGCCACGAAGGTCTGCTGACCGGTCCAGGTGTTGGCGTGACCCAGGGCCAGCGAGGCCGTCACCGCGCCGGTCGTCGGAGAGACGGTCAGCGTGCCGTCGCTGTTGGAGACGGACGTGACGTCGGAGGGGTCCGCGGTGAAGGTGTAGGTCCCCGCGCCGGTCCTCTTGATGAAGCCCGTGCCGCTGAAGCCCGTGATGTTGTCGAGCGCCGTGCCGCTGGGGGAGGCGCTGTTGGTGCCGCCGTTCGCCACGGGCAGGGTTCCCGAGACGTGCGTGGTGAGCCCGATCTTGCCCCAGGCTGGCGCGACGCCCACGCCTCCGGAGATTAGCGCGTTGCCCGTGGCCACGTCGGCCAGGCGCGACAGCGCGCTGGTCCCGCTGGCGTAGAGGAGGTCTCCGATGACGTAGGCGGGCAGGCCCGTCCCGCCGCTCGCCGCGGCGAGCGTGCCGCCCAGGACCACCGCTCCCGTCGTCGCGCTGCTCGGCGTCAAGCCGGTCGCGCCGCCCGAGAACGAGGCCACGGAGCCTCCGGTAGTCGGCACCGCCACGCCCTTGATGAACAGAGAGTCGAAATTGGCCGAGCCCGCGCCCTTGCACCCGCCCGTGACGCTGCCGGGCAGGGTCAGGCAATAGGCCGCGTCCTTGGGGTAGATGGCCGAGCCGTTGAGCAGCCAGGGGCCGGGCGGCGGGGAGGGCTGGGCGGCCGCGGTCAGCGGAGCCAGGGCGAGGAGGACGGCGAGGAGGAGCTTCTTGAGCATGGCTACCACTGGACTGCGGTGAAGGGATGATTGAGGTCGGGCGCGACGACCTGGGTGACCGTGCCCTGCCCGGGGATGGCGACGTAGGTGCCGCCGGGCCAGATCGCGAAGGTGGTCCCGCCCTCTGCCAGCTGCGGCGCGGCCCCGGTAGGGTCTACGTACAGGGGCTCGGTGGCCGTGGAGGGGTTGGTGATCCAGCCCCCGTTGATGTCCTGGCCCAGGGCGACCACGGGCACGCTGATGGCCCCCGTGGTCAGGTTAGGCCCGGGCGTCGGGATGACTTGGGGTGCCACGGTGGCCATGCGCGGCCTCCTAGAGCTTGATGATCAGGTTGAGGCCCAGGGAGGGCGGGATCGGCACGATGGTGGAGGTATGGGTGTGGCCCGAGCCGGCCACCGTGATGCCGCCGGCCCCCACGTTGCCGTAGTCGACGCTCTCGGTGCCGCTGACCACGCTGTAGGACTGGCTGCCGCCGCTGCTGCCGAGCACTGGCTCGAAGCCGATGACCGCCTGCGTGAGGCGCGAGGAGGGCGTCCCGCCCATGTAGTTGTTGCCGTAGACGAAGGCGCCCCGGCCGTCCGGGTACTGGAAGGTGTTGCTGCCGTCGCCGCAGCCGAAGGGGTTGTAGCGGCAGGTCTGGACGCCGCTCTGGCTGCCCGTGAAGGCGATGGGGGTGCCGTCCTGCGTGGCCGCCACCTGGAAGCTGTTGGTGGAGGGGTTCACCACGTAGTAGTTGGTGGCGGTGCTCAGCCCGGTGGGCAGCGTCCCGGTGGTCTCGAAGGAGACCTTGGAGCCGAGCGGAATGCCGTGGTTCGCCCAGTTGACCACGCCGGGGCTGGCGATGGTCAGCGTGACCGTGGCCGCTGCGGTGATGGCGTTGAACAGGGAGGCCTGGGACACCCGGTTGCCGGTCTGCCCGTAGGCGAAGGCCCAGCCGGCGGGGGCGGTGATGGCCGCGGTCCAGACCATGGAGCCCGAGGGAGAGAAGCTGGCGTTGGCCAGCTGCGCGGGGGTGATGGCGCTCTGCGTGTCGGTGCCGGCGGCGACGGCCGCGGAGGTGGCCGGGGCGGTCCCCTGGTACTCGAAGTGCGTGCCGTCCCAGATGGTGTCGGTGATGACGCCTGCCCCGACCTCGCCGCCGACGCAGGCCGAGCCGTCCCGGCGGACCAGCGGGGCCGCGCCCCAGCCGGCGTTGATGGTGGTGGCCCCGTTGTTGGCGTTGCCGGTGAGGAAGCGGATGGGCGTGCCGGCGGGCGGCGCGGTCCCGATGGCGGGGGTGAAGCCCACCACGTAGGCGTTGGCCACGCCGGTGTCCACGCCGTAGTTGGTCGACTGCGTCTGGAGCTGGGTCAGCTGGACCAGCGTCTCCAGCTGACCGGCCGTCATCAGGTTCCCGAAGAGGTCGTTGGCGCTCCAGTTGAGGGCGGTGGTGCCCTCCTGGGCGCGCTGCATGGTGATCTGGTCGCCCGTGACCGCGGTGACCCAGACGATCTCGTGCAGGAGGCCCGTGGCGGCGTCCGTGAAGGTTCCCACGAAGTACTGCCCCGCCGAGGGCGGGGCGAACAGGATGCCGCTGCCGGAGGCCAGGTTGGCCGTGGTGGCGGTGTTGGTGATGGACCCCGCGAGGGTGCTCTGGGCGTTGTTGGCGGCGATCAGCTGCATGGGGCTTGCCTCAATTCGTGTTCACGATGAACTGGTACTGGAAAGGGAGCTCGAGCGCGCCGGCCTCCACCGCCGCCTTGAAGATCGGGATGTAGGGCGACGTCGGCAGCGCGATGGACGTGGTGTTGAGCTCGTTGAAGGCCGAGGTGTTGAAGGCCCCCGTGTTGAAGGTGGCCCCCGACTGCGCGAAGCGGCGCGTCGTCTGCAGGTTGATGTCTATCTGATTGCCCGCGCCGAAGGTCACGGACACCTGGTAGGTCTGGTCCGTCTGGCCCGGGCCGCCGTCGGTGCCGGTGAGGAACCTCTGGACGCGGCGCTTGAGCCATCGGACGTCGAAGGTACGGCCGTCCCCGCGCCACAGGTGCCAGGTGAGGACGCGCTTGAACACGTCGTCCGAGGTGACGTAGAAGCTGGCCGGCCCGAGCAGCTTGAAGTCGTTGAACGGGATGGTGTTGAACGCGGCGGTGTTGAAGGGGCCCAGCATCTTGGACAGGCCGGCCGGCAGCACCGGGCGCTGGATGCCGTAGATGCCGGCCGCCACCCAGTCCAGCAGCTTGCCGGTGATCAGAGGACCTGTGTAGACGGGCAGGGAGATGTTGGCGAACCAGCCGATGTACGACTGGGCCATCTGGTTGTAGGCGTCCACGAACGCCTGGAGGTCCTCGTCGTCGTTGTACTGCTGGTAGAGGTAGCTGGGCAGGCCGCCAGTGACCGTGGTGGGGCCGGAGGGCGGGAAGCTGCCCGCGGCCGGCGGGACGTACCCCGGCGGGGGCTGCACCACGACCCCCGCCACGCGGTGGCCGGCGGAGGCCGCGTTGATGGAAACGCCCAGACCCGCGTAGTTGTCCGGTATCCTGAAGCGACCGCCGGGCTGCACCATGACGCAGGTCCCGGTCTGCCCCAGGACCGCGGGGTTCACGCAGTCCACGTAGAGGGCCTCCGCCGCGGGCAGCCCCTGGGAGGCCGCCGTGGCCGGGTTGACCACGTAGCCTCCCAGGCAGGGGCCGTAGGCCACCGTTACCGGGCGACCCCCCGTGGTGACCACGGAGTTGACCAGGGGCCAGACCTTGGTCGGGGCGGTGACGAGCCTGACCACTATCCCTGCACCACATTGATGCCGGTCGCCGCCGCCGTGAAGTAGGACAGCGGGTCGCCCACGATGATCTCGGTGCCTGCGTCGGGCGGGGTGCCCACGCCGTCTATGGAGACCGAGAACACCAGCCTGGTCAGCAGGTAGGGAGCCAGGATGCTCTCTATGGAGGCCTGGAATACTGCGTTCATCTCCAGGAGGTTGAGCGGCTGGCCGGTCGGCACGCTGTTGACGTAGTCCGCCAGCGCGGGAGCCGCGGCCTGGGCCACCGCCGTGGTGCTGACGAAGTTCGGCGAGGAGGTGTTCCAGACCACCGTCATGGTAACGTTCTGCGGCGGCGGGCTCACGTAGGGGATCTGGTAGGTGTCCGGGTAGTCCGTGATGGTGACCAGGACGTTGCGCAGGTTGGGGGTGATTACCCCGCCGCTGACCCAGTCCGAGAGGCCCGAGGTGTCGTAGTTGGCCGTTCCCGCCAGCACCTGTCCAAACGTCGCGGCGGGGGAGGTCAGGGTGGTGGTCTGGGCCGCCAAGATGGTGGTGCCGGAGGTGCCTGCGAGGGCCGTGTAGTTCCCGTTGTAGCCGGCGGGGGAGGCCCCCGAGACGGTGAAGGATGAGCCCGGCGTGATGCCGTGCGGGGTCGCCGTGGTCCCCGTGATTCGACCGCCCGCGGTGCTGGCCCAGGTCAGGTTGGACAGGTTGATGGCGGGGAAGGCCGTGCCTAGGGAGAACGAGGTCTCCGTCGGCACCGCCAGGACCACGAAGTTTCCGCTGTACCCGCTGGGGGTGGCGCCCGTGATCTTGACCGCCTGCCCCGGGGAAAAGAGGTGGTTGATGTTGGTGGTCACCACGCCGGGGTTGGCCTTGGTGACGCCGATGACCTCCAGCGTGGAGCCCACCAGGTTGGCGATGTCGGGCACCGCCTGGTAGATGGCGTAGGCCACCTGGTAGGGGTCCCCACCACCGCACACGATCGTCCACTTGCCGGTGGACTGGTCCGCCACCGCCGAGACCAGGCGCGTCTGCACGTTGGGCACGTTGCCGAGCAGGGTCTTCAGGTAGGAGAGCATCCCCTGGGAGGCCGCCAGCTGGGCCTGGAGCACGCGGGCGCGGTAGGAGGTCTCTGTCTCGGCCCCGGTGCCGGGGGTGCCGGGCACGCGGTTGGTGAAGGTCAGCGGGAAGCCGCTGGGGACGGAGGTGACCCGCTGGCTGACCGTGCCGGCCGGGACGGACCAGGTGCCCCCCTGAGTGGCCAGCGCGAACAGCTGCTGGCTCTCTCCGTCCGAGCCGATGACGCCGCCGTCCACCAGCGCGTACTGGAAGGTGCCGTCCGAGACCAGGAAGCCCTTGCCCAGGACGAAGCCAGGGTTGCCCGTGAAGGTCACCAGCACGCTGGTGTTGCTGCCCAGGCCGATAGGCACCCCCGTCTGCTGCCCCACCTGGGCCAGGACGAAGGCGTTGGCACCCACGGGGCTGATGCTGTTGATCAGCTCCACCAGGCCCTGGTTGAGCAGGATCAGCGCGCCGGTGTCCGTGGAGGCGATGTCCTCCGTCAGGGTGCCCGGCAGGTTGAGCGTGGCCTTGGGGTTGATCTTGGCGACCAGCGTGAGCAGCGCTTGCAGCAGGTCCGCCGGGGGCGTGGGGGCCAGGCCCGCGGGGCCCAGTACGACGGGGAGGTCGGTCATTGGAGGGGTGCCCGCACGTAGATGGGTGGGATCTTGGACCCGTTCTTGGTGATGATCGAGACGCCGTAGGTCGGCGTGGGATCCTGCGTCTTGGCGATGGTCAGCGCGGCGAAGTAGGGCGAGAACCGCTGGGCCGCGAGCGTGACGTAGAGGTCTGGAGCGACCTGCTGCTGGACGCTGGTCTTGGCCGGGATGCCCCAGTCTCCGTAGAAGGGGGACTCGTTGAGGTTGAGCTTCAGGGCCTGCGCCAGCCAGGTGATGGTGAGCGCGTCGTTGTTGCCGAGCGCGTCCGTCTCCACCATCTCCCAGGGTCCGAACACCTGCCTCCCCGAGGCGTCGGTGCCGACCACGGGCCTGCCGTAGATCCTCACGAGGGCGGGTCCGGCAGCACGGGCGGATGGGGCGGATGATTGTTCACGGTCACCCCCTGCGTGTAGTCGTCTATGACCCAGGCCCCCGGGCCGGTCTGCGTGATGCGCATGCCGCACCCGCCCACGTCGTAGCTGAAGGACTTCGCGCCGTAGATGATCACGTTACCCTCCTTGTCGATGGCGATCCTGACCGTGGAGCCGTTGGGGCCCGGGCCGTTCTCTCC